GGAACTAGACCACGATCAACATTTACAATTTGAACATATTTTTTAATGAAGTATAGTGGGGATTCCATACACTTCTTGTAATCTTCAACTGCTTCGGGTGTCCAATCTACGCTGACACCTATGCCTTTTAGATTAGGGTTTCCAAGATAAGATTTGGTGGACATCACACTTCTCTTTATTCATTTTCTTTTATTGTTTTCCCTGTTTTAAGGAATTTTTGTAATTCAGCGGTTGAACCCACAAAAAGATTATTGGAGACATTTTTGGGGCCAGAATCTTCAGCTGAAATGTCTTTTTTTGTTTTATGTAAATTTAACAATTCTTTATTTGTTTCAGTAAGTTTTCCTATTAACTGTCCAAAAACTTCCATCGCTCGAGGATGTTCAGAACTTTTGGCAATTTCAAGCATTTCTTCCAAACCATCTTGTCCTCGTTCTATGAGATTGTAAAGGTTCTCTCTCACATATTGGAAATCTATTTCACTATCGCCACTATCATCAACTGAAATAGTAGGAACTAATCGTTCTGCCTTAACAATTTCTTTCTTAGGTTTGTTTACAATACCTAACATTTCATCTAAGTGATCATCTACATTCATAGGCATCACATCCTTCATGTTGCTATATCCTCACCATCGGTTGGATCATTATATTTACCTTCATCAAAAAATTCAAAAGTTTCTGAGAAACCATAATCAGAGTCTGCTGTTGTAGAAAGAGGTGTAGGAACGACTGTGTAACGAGACTTGATTGTAGCATCTTGTATACCATCAGTAGCTTTTTCGTTCATAATTCTTGCTCTATTATATGTTCTGTATGTATTATCACTTTCTTCATTCAACACAAAAGCCCCATCTTCCAAAAGGAGTCTAAGATCACCTACTGAAGTAGAACTTTGACTTTCTTCTAGTAATGTAAAAATAACTAAATTTGTTCCATCTAATAGTATATAGTTAGTAGTATCAAAATCACTATCTTCATGTATAATAAAGTCTGGAAGTTCAATTTCTGTATCTCCGCCAGGAATTCGGAAATTAACTTCAATTGTTTTAATAACTTGACCAGAAGAAATATTTGGATAGATAAACCCTTTAAGTGTAAATGAAAGAGTCCAAGTAATAGTTCTTCTTGTTGATAAATCACCCTCATACTCATCTGCTACATCAGCAGAGTTCAACGTAATAGGAATATCTGCCTTGATGTTCATATCGGGAATTGTATTGACAGTAACAGTAAACTCTGGTGTAAAATAGGGGAGTACCTGCTCTAAAATTTGTGTTCCATCTTCAGCATTCTTAACAAGTATGAATAATGAAAACTCAAAATTGTAAGGAACAGGATTATACATTGTATTCATGTTGGTAGAAGTAGAAGAAGTGTTGGCTGCAATATTTCTACCAATCGTATTCAATTTTCTAGCAGAGTCATAAGTAACTCCTGTCATAGCAAACCCCATCCTTGGAGTTCTTGTCGCTACAACTTTTCTATCCGCAGTGGTATCTTGAACAGCAAGTAACCACTTTTGTTTGGGGCCATACGCAAGAGGAACTTTCATTTTCTCAACAACAACACCACTTGAATTTTTCCTTTCAATATTAATATCATTGAAAAGAGTTCCAAACACTGCTACATATTTTCTTATAGTTTGATGATAAAAGGTAGATCCTAACATTAGTACCCTGTTCCTTCACTAAATGGATTACCCTCTGAAAAATCTAAAATCCCATCAGCAACAGTTTCAATTCCAACATTGTTTGCATAAGCATCATTTGATATTACTTTATCATCAAAAGATGTTGTGGCATACGATGCACCAGATTCAAAGAAGGGTTTACCTTCAGTTGAAGAGTTTGGAGTATTTGTTGTACCATCTTCCAACAGAAGTGTAGTATCATCTTCTAATGCTATAGAAAACGGATATTCATACATTTGATTATCTTCATCAAAAGTTCCAACAATATTTCCAACTGTAAGAAGACTTGTACTAGAATTCCAATCAAAAACTTCTCCTTTAATTGAAGAATTTGCATATCCAGTAGAACCTTGATATACTTGTTCACCGACTGTAAATGTACCAGCTCCAGTACCTAGAGTGAATTTTATTGAATAGGATTCTTCTCTTTCTATCTTATCCAACTCCTCAATACCAGTATCAATTGCTTCATCTCCATATTCAAACAGTTCACAAACTAAATCAAAAGTTTGTAGTCCACCCATTTGATAAAAAACATTCGTATCTTGTACATGCTTGATTTCAAAAAGAGAGTCAGATAAAGGAAAGAAAATAAGATCACCCTCTAGTGGTTCTTTATCTCTATTTCCAGTTTCAAAATTTAATTCTTGAAATCTTCTACGAGCAATTGTAAAAGTAATTTGATCTCTTACTTCTAGTCCAAAGTTACTTACAAATGTACCATCTCCCTCAAATCCATCTATACTCTTAATATAAACTTCTACCATTCGAGCGTCTTCAAACTTAGAAATACGATCTTCTCCATAGATAGAATCTGTATTAACTTCAGTCCTAGGCATATAGTGAACATCAATACCAAAAGATTTAATCGACTCAATTACGATGTTTTCAACTAATTTTTGATCTGGTGTATCTGTTCCATAGTGATTGAAGTAATGATTGGTTGCCATTTATATCCTCTAACCCATGTAGAAGTCATCGGGTAGCTGATACTCTAGCCTTCCTTCAACTTCTAATTTTTCAAGTTCTGTAACTGCGTCATCATATAGTTGTCTTCCATTTAACGTAACACCCCCTGGCAATTGAACCCCTTCAAATTTTATAAGATTCATACCCCATTGTTTTTTCATCAAAGCTGTACAATATTTTTTAAGGAAAATATCACTATAGGCATCTGTATACGTTTCTGGATTCATTGATGCATAAGCTTCAATTACAACAAAATCATCTATTTTAAGATCTGCAGACCAATCTATATCTAGATATAATCTATCTCTATGTCGATTGAATCTGAATCTAGGTAATCCAGAAAAAAGGTTTTGAATAGTAGAAAGATATTGCTGAGTAAACACATAGTTTTTCATATCACCAGCTGCACCCATTGTATAAAGATCATTCAGCGCGTACTGATAATTGACTGAAAACATATTTGTACTACCACTCAAGTTTTCGGTAAGTGGTATAACTCCTGTGATTCCAATATAACTCTCATCTAAAGAAATATAATGATTGTCTATATCACCAAGTGTTTGAGCTGTAGAAGAATGTACTGTTGCTGTTGCTCCACTTGTTAATCCTGTGATGGTTTCACTTGCAGTCCATGTTGTGGTAGTGTCAGTATAATATGTATTTCCATCTCCCTTTGCTATAGCATTAGCATTGTTTTTTGTAGTTGGTTTTGAATACCTTATCGTAGTATTTGAGCTGATATAATCATTAATTGTAGCTCTTATTCCACTCGTTCCTCCCTCAATAGTTTCACCTGCAGAAAAAGTTCCAGACTGTGAAGAAACCAGTTGAGTTGAAGCAGTAATTTGTTTTTTAACAAATTCTGGATGAGTACCATCAAAATGATATTCTTGCCAATAAGTTACTGCGTCATCAATAGTATCTTCAATCTGATCATCATCAAGATTTAGTTCAATAACTGGATGGCCCAATTTTCTTTTACAATAATCTTTAAATGTAGTTCTGGTTGTAGGCTGTGTCATTTGTTAAATCCTTATTTTGTAGACTCTGGTGATACGGTTATAATTCCTTGACAAACCCGCTCTACAGTAGTTCCATCTGATTGAGTATATTCAACATCATATACATACTGATCTGCAGCAACGTTTGCAGTATTTGTTGCAGTCATAGAAATTGTGACATTCGATCCAGCAACAGAAGTTGAAAAAGTGTGGATATTGTTACCAGAATATGTAGATTGTCGCATCTTAGCGGCACAAGTACCTGTAGAAATTGTGACATTTCCTCCTGCAGAGTTTTGTGCATAGATTACCTTTTCAAAGGTAGCCCCTTGATCCATTACAAAATTTATGGTTCTTTTACTTAAAGTCAGTGCCATTTATATTCCTTACGTTGTATCTGTTGGATAGTTATTTGCCCAGTATGAGTTGTCTGCCATAGTGTAAAAATAACCTTTGTCATCCATTGATCCAAGAGCTCTAAGATCATTACTATCTGAAGCACCAGATGTTATATTAGGATATTCATTTTTTTTATTTTCAGAAGAATCTTCAGTTCTATTTGGATGATGACTTGGACTCCATACCCATGTGTTTGTAGCATCTTTATTGTATTTTGTTGCCCATCCAAGCGGATCCATAGAGAATCCATTTACTCTAAAAGGCTGACTAGCTTTAGTTTCTGAAGTGTCACCCTGTAAGTCTGAGTGAGATAATGCTGTATTTGTTACCCATGTACCACCCCAATTCGATTTAAATACAAATGCATTTTGAGATCCATCACAGAATGCACCAAAAAATGTTCCTGTCGAACCCACTTCTTGTCTATCCCCCCTGTATCCTACTCCTTGAATAAATCCTAAGTAATCATGTTTATTACTCGCTTGTATATGATACCATTTTATTTCGTGTACTTTCCCTGTCAATAAATTTGTTTGGTAGAATTTAAAAGAGTCCTTAATGTTTTGTATTAACTCTTCCTCACTTTCAGATCTTGTACTAGGTTTCCAATATCCCACAGGCCCACCATTATATACACAAGTGATGTGATACCACATACGCACATCTCCATCAACTCCATTAGGATTCATTGTTTGATGTATGTTTGTACGTTGATTACCTATTTCAAATGGATCTTGATAACAGTCAGGATTATGTGTCTCAAAATAAACATTTGCTGATACTCCAAATTCTGGTTTAAGGTATCCATCGACACGATTGTAGTTATCTTGATTCCTATTCCAATGTCCTATCTGAAAGCTGAGTCTATTATGTTTAGTTTGTAACCTCCATCCACCCCCTCGCGATCTACTAGAATGATATGGTGCTGCAGCCCAAATTGTTCCATGATTGTCTGGATCATAATCTTCATCTGTGTTTGGATTAAAGGGTGATGAAAATACTGAACAAACAGTAAATGGATCTCCACTTCTTGCTTCACCATCAGAAAGAGCAGCATAACTACCAGTACTCCAAGTATCAGTATCACTATTGTAGGTATTGGGATATTCTACCAATCTCATCAATGCTTGATCCCACGCTTCATGACTAGAGTATGTTCCTTCTGCTACTACTACATCTGCCATTTCCTCAATATCTTGATGATGAGGGCCTTCCATTTCATACCATCTGTCCTCACCGCTGTCTCCCCATTCGAGTTCCGTTCCCGAACCTTTCCAAGTAACTAACCTATCTTTTGAACCATCATTTCTAACAAAGTCAGTCCATTTGGTATTCCCCCATTGACCATCAGCTATACTCTCTGTTATAATATCTGGAAAGTCTCTATCGCCTGCATGCGGAGATATAGTTACAATACCTTCTACTATTTTTTCTACAGTAGTGGTATCAGATTGAGTAAATTCCACATCATACACATATCTGCGATCTTCAGAAATGTTGGCAGTATTTGTTGCTGTCATTGAAATAGTAACATTTGATCCAGAAACGGATGTAGAAAAGGCGTGTATATTGTTACTAGAGTCTATGGATTGTCTTAACTTGGCCTCTGTAGTGCCGGAAGATATGACCACATTACCACCTGCTGTATTTTTGGCGGTAAAAGTCTTGATAAAGGTGGCCCCTTGATCCAATACAAAATTTTCAGTTTGTTTGTGTAAAGTCAGCGCCATCAAGAATCCCTCTATAGTTAAAACCTTTTCTTTTATTATTTAGTAAAGGAAAAGATTAAGAGAAATTCTTTAAAAATTTAATTTGATTTTATGATGATGCTTTTGGATATTTTGATTTAATCGCCGCTCTTGCTGTTACCAGAGCATCCCATGCATCAGAGTCACCTTCCAATTTTTCCTGAATGGCCACAACAAGATCCTGTATACTTGGATACTCTGCCTCTCTTCTAAATTGATGAGCAGTAACTCTGGTATATCCTTTTGGAAAATCCGCGTCTGGAGCAAAAACACCAGCACTATTAGCTATGAGGGGCGCGCTGTTTTGATCAGCCATATTTCCTTTTTTAAAAAATTAGATAATAGTAATTATTGTGATAAAATATTTTCAAGTTTTTCTAATATAACATCTTCATGAATATATAGTTCATTTATTTTTTCTGACATTAGATTAGTGTTATATTTATGTCCAATAGTATTTATTTGGGGGCCGACAATATTACCCCACAATACTATTCCTTTTTTTAAGTTTTCTTTATTAACTGCAAAATGTTGAATACAACTATCAATAGAAATAAAAGTTAAACACTTATTAACCAGATATTGGATGTCAAGTAATGGAATATTTTCCGCATATCCAACATTTGGTAATTTATCAATTCTTTCATCATACACATCTTCTGTAGTTCTCACAATCAAAAAATGAATATCATAAAAACGATTAGCTATTGCAGAAATTAATTGATATGTGTCAGAATAGTCTCTAATTTCTTTAAGTTTCTCGTTTCTACTTTTATTATTAATGTATGTTCCACCCTTTAATTGTACAATAACAAATCTCTCATTTCCCTCAATATGTAAAAACCCATTATAAGTTTTTGCATTATCACTATTAACCACAATATCTGTGTATGTGTTTTGGGTGGGAGTTAAAGATAATCCTTCACGCCAAGAATTTATTATGTGATCTTCTAATTTAAGATAATTTGAAAAAAAAGGATCAAAACCTATAATATTATGGAAATATTTGTCAATTAATTTGGGATCAAAGGTTTTATGTTCAATATTTAAATGGTCTATATCCCAAAGATCAATAGAAGAATAAACTAAAGGATGATTAACAAATAGTGTAGGATATACACTTGCAATTGATATTAAAGTATCATCCTTTTTTGCTAAATCTTCAATTAAATTAGAAAATAAAACTTGTTTACCAATTCCACCAGTAACAACATAAAGATTTGTTTTCATTACAAATTATAATAAAATTAACTTATTATATTATTGCCCCGGTAAGACATAACGTATTACTACAACTCCACTTCCCCCAAAACCGCCTATGTTAGGGTTGGTGGATTTAGAATCTGAACCACCACCACCAGCACCAGTTTGGGGTCTGCCATCTTTGAAACCTCTGCGGCCACCATTAGAACCTCCAATTCCACATCTTATGGCGCCTCTGTAATAACCTCCACCAGTACCGCCGGCAGAATACCATTGGCCGTATATACCTGCATAGTCATTTTGGCAACCATCTCCTCCAGTGCCAGGAGAATTTGTAGCTGCGTTTGGTGCAACATGACTACCCACACCACCTGCACCACCACCACCACCAGCACCAGAATCAGAACCACCTTGGCCAACACACGCTCCATAACCTCCAGCATTGCCTTCACCAGCTATTCCCGATCCGCCAGCAGCATTTACAGCAGTTCCTCCACCACCAGATCCACCGGCAAATCCAGTTGCACCGAGAGTACCCTGGCCGCCCCCACCACCACTGCAACCGATATCAGTAATGTCTGTTCCAGAAATATATGATCCTCCGCCGTCTTCACCATCATCGTCGCCGTGGGTAACTTGGTTACCACCTCCACCAGCACCAACTGCGATAGAATATGTTACACCCGCATTAAAAGTTAAATCACCAACTCGAAAACCTCCAGCTCCACCACCACCAGCGTAGTTGGTGTTGCGGCCTCCGCCACCACCACCTGCAACAATAAGACAGTTTGCTGTAATTGTTTGTTTCACTTCAAATTCTTGTTGGTGATTGACCAAATCATCGTCAGTATGCCCCGTTTCATATACAAATTTATGACAACGATATCTTATGCCAGCTAAAGTGTAATCATAGATTCGGCCACCTGTTGCATATTGTTGTAAATCCCCCGCATCCGATTTGTCAATCGCCAAACCAGAAGAGTTAAGTCCTTGTCCAATTACTCCACTCATTTTTTTACTCCTATTATTCTTTTAACTGTTATGAAAAATTTTGATCTATATAGCTAACCATTACATCATAATTTTGACCACCATCGTCAGAACTTGTACAATCAAATTGCAATGATTGTTGGGTAGAAGTGCCCTGAGCAGCTATAAGTATCTGTGATGCAGCATCCAGTGCATCTGTTGAATTTGGCTCATGGCCATTAAAAGAGAACTTATTATTCCAGACATAAGTTTGATTCACTAATAAGTTAGTCCGTAGAAGGTTCATCGTTTGTGCACTACCTCCTCCGTGTGCATCATATCCTACCAAGTAAATTTGTGCATAATCGGTTCCTGCATCAACCGCTTGGCAATTGATATTAATAAGTGTTACTGTATAAACATGATGTTGTAATCCTAAAATTAGAAATTGAGCATTGTCACAATCTTCAAAATGATGACCATGAACTGTTTCATATCCCGACCCTACTGGTACTGCCATTTTATTTTTCTCCTATAAATTTATATCTATGACCAATCTTGGTCAAGGTAGCTGCAGTGAACATCAAAATCCTGGCCTCCTCCGTCAGCGTCACTCATTGTAAATTGTAAGTTTTGAGCGGTGGTTGTTCCTTGAGCGGCGATAAGTAATTGGTGTGCATCAGTCAAAGCGGCTGTTCCACTTGGTTCACATCCAAAAAAAACAAATCGTTCAGAATAAACGTAAGTCTGGTTCTGTATAATATTAGAGTTTGCAATGACTATAGTTTGTGCACTAGCTCCGCTGTGTGAATCATATCCCAACAATTGGAGTTGAATCCTTTCGTTGGCTGCCTCAAGAGCATTACAATATACAATAACACACAAAGTTGTATATGTATGATGTTGAACTCCAATAATTATATTTTGTGCGATGTCAACATCTTCAAAATGATGAGCATGTATAGTTTCTGTACCACTACCTGTAGGTAAAGCCATTTATTATTTCTCCTAATTTTCTAATTTCTTTATAATATTCATAAAGCCATTAACCCGTACTTAAAGCCCAAGCTGCATGCATAGGATTTTGATATGGTGAACCCTTTAGAACTCTTTGTTTACCTACGATTACAACCTCATCTGCTGATTCATCCCACTGCCAATATTTACCAGTTGTTGCACCAAAGAATTTAACATCGTGTCCAGTATCATCCACACCAACTTGAACAGTTCCTGCAACGTGTAAAAGAGAAGCTGGAGTTGCAACACCAATTCCAAGCTGACCATCTTGATCGAGTCTCATTTTCTCCGCAGCAGTTTCTGATTTTCCAACCGCAAAACATAATTCGGTTGCATTAACAGATGAAGAAAAAGTATTATCTGCTTCTGCATATATGGATGCAGCAACTAATATCGCATCAGTTCCGGCACTATCCAATGGAGCTTGAAAATCTATTCGGCCCAACTCATTACCATCGACAACAGTTGGTTCAGAAGTTGTTAATTTCAACTTTCCTGCCGTTGCAAGGTCGCCTTGAATTTCCATTTCACGATTTCTTACTAATGAATTGGATTGGCGACCACCCCCTATTCCCGATCTAAGATATGCCATTTATACTCCTTCTATTATGCGTCATCTATTACTTCATATGAAATGAAAATATCTGCTGTTGCTGGATCCGCACCACCCTCTAACACATCTCCTTCCATTAGATATATTGGTTTATCGACTATAACCAAAACATCATCTGCTGGACAAGTGACTGTTGAGGCGAGATATATTGTTGCAGCGTTATCTTCTCCCGATCCTATACCATCAGAAGTAAAACCAGCTTTAACAATAGCAACAGTAACCACAGTAAGGGTTGAAGCATGATCATTTGCTACTTGAATATAATTTATTTTTATAAGTTTATTAGAAGCAACAGTCATTATATCGGTAGTAACCGTAGTGGTCAGTGCCTCACCTATACTCTCGCCGTATATGCTGCTTACACTTACTATGTTTGGGTTTGCCATTGATTTATTTCCTTAAAAATTTGTATTCATGTGTATTTATAACATTAGTCATTAGTTAAAAACAAAAGCCATTACAATGGCTTTTTGTTGTCTTCCAGAACGTGATCCAAGATTAAAATCTTCACCATTACTATCTGTAAAAAATAATGCATTTGGTGAGTCATCTTTTACCCACAATTGACCATATCCAGATATTTCTGCACTAGCAGATGATTGTTCATCCAGAAACATATTACCACCAGTAAATTTAGCAGCAATATTAGTATCAGCTGACCCTACTGTAACATCTAAACCGACTGCAGTATGTGTTCCAGAAGTTGCACCAACAACATCAATATCCAATCCAGTTGTGGTAGTTGTTCCAAGTCCAGCAGCGTTTACATCCAGATCAATTCCAATATCTGTAAAGGCAGCAGTTCCAGAAGCGGGTACTGTTCTGTCAAAATCAACGTGTAATCCTGTAACAGTTGCAGTACCAACATCAGTATAATTCTTATCTAGTGTCATACCAGTAATACCACCATCTGACTGAATTTTTAATGCGGTGGCAGCAAGAGCAGCTGAATTATCTTGTACAATCATAACTGTAGATCTTGCACTTGTATCTGAAGAGTCATCATCAAAAATTGCAGCTGAGTTAGTTGTTAACGCATCTGCATCAATTCTCATAATAGCTGTTGTGGTTTGTTCTCCATCAATAGTAAGTGCTGCTTGGTCTGCATCATTTGCATCTATTGCTAAAGCAGTCATTCCAAGATCTGATGCCGCAGTAAGTTTTATAGACTCAAAGAATCCATTAGACCAATACATGGTAGTATTACCAATGTCAAAAGAACCATTAGTATTTGGAACTATACTTGAATTTATATCAGCATTAAGTACAATATTGTCTGTAGCAGCATCACCAAGAGTTATGCTTCCATCTGCAGAGATAGCTCCGTTAGCATGAATGTTACCATGTACGTTAAGATTCTCACCAATTACCATACTTTTACTTATACCAATACCACCAGTAGATATAATAGATCCTGTAGTATTACTAGTAGAATTAGTTGTATTGGTTAACTTAACAAAGTTATCAGAACCATCAGTTTGTGTCATAACTAAAAGTTCATTAGTCTTTACCCTCCATTGGTCAAAGGTTTCTGATAGTGATACGTTGGCTGACATTTATTATAATTCCTTATTGTTAACTAATTCTTCTTACAATATTTAGTTCTTCCATGATTTATGATTCATATTATTAACCCATAACCATGGCCATAGCGATTGCTTTTCCTACAGTTGCTGTTGTTCTTGTGGCGTTTAAATTTGATGCAGTAGCTGTAACGAGTGTTCCTCCTAGTTTTAAACCATTTGTTCCATCATGACTTGCAATGTTTACATCAATTGCTCCGTCTGCAAAAGTAGCTTGTCCTGTACTGTCAATTCTAAATTTCTCTGTTGCAGCTCCAGAATCACCAGTTAAAAAAACTAAATCGGTTGAATTAACTGATGAAGAAAATGTTGCATCTGCCTCTGCTAATATTGTAGCACCGACCACTATGGCATCAGTTCCACCAGCTTCTAATGGAGCTTGAAAATCAATTCGACCTATTACATCACCATCATTTATATCTGTAAGTGCAGTTGTTAAGAGTAATTTACCAGTACTTGTAGTTGCATCTGCCGAAGCTCCGCGGATTTCAAGAGTATCTTCCGACTGATCATACAACATAAATGCACCAGCTGAAGCACCAAAGAACTTAACATCAAGTCCTGTGTCATCTACACCTACTGTTACTGTACCATCAATTTGAACAGCATCATCAACATCTACTGCATCAAGATTAGCTGTTCCATCTACATCTAAATCAGTACCTACATAAAGTTTTTTAGCTATACCAACTCCACCATCTGTGTGAAATGATCCTGTAGTAGTTGAACTAGAATCATCCGTATTATCTATACTAAAATTTGCTGCTCCAGCTAGTATTAAATCATCTACGTCCTCATCCCACAACATATAAGCACCAGAAGTCGCTCCAAAAAACTTAACATCATATCCAGTATCATTTTCACCGACTGTTATAGTATTATTAAATTGTGATGCACCATCAACATTAAGAGTAGTTCCTACATTAATATCAACAGTAGGAGCTGTAATATCTAAAGTTGTTCCTGCATTAACTTCTAAGTGACCATCTGAAGTAGCAATAATATTTTCACCACCTGCAGCATCATGGAAAGATAATTTTGAGTCACCAACTAAAGCTAATTCATCTGCTGATTCATCCCATAACAGATATTGTCCAGCTGTAGCACCAAAGAACTTAACATCATGTCCAGTATCGTTAACTCCGACTGTTATAGTATTATTAAATTGTGATGCACCATCAACATTAAGTTTCGTTGCTACATTGATATCAACAGTTGGAGCTGTGATATCAAGAGTAGCTCCTGCATTGATCTCTAAATGACCATCTGAAGAAGCAATAATATTTTCCCCACCTGCTGCATCATGAAATGATAGTTTTGAATCACCTGCCAATACTAATTCGTCTGCAGATTGATCCCATAGTAAAAATTGCCCAGAAGTATCACCAAAAAACTTGACATCTTGACCTGTACCATCTACACCGACTGTTACAGCAGCATCAATTTGTACTGCTCCATCAATATCAACAGCGTCAAGGTTGGCATTTCCGTCTATATCTGTATCACCAAAGACAGTTAATTTTCCACCAATAACTGCACTTGCAGCCACACCAATACCACCAGCAGTAATAATAGATCCTGTAGTATTACTAGTAGAATTAGTTGTATTATTTAACTTAATAAAATTGTCAGAGCCGACAGGGAATATCATAGATAACCACTCATTACTCTTTGTTCGCCACTGATCAAAGGTATCTGTTATTTCTACGTTAGCTGACATTTATTATAATTCCTTGTTGTTAAATAGTCTTAAATTAGTTTTCTAATTTATTTATGTTGTTATAGTTAAAATAAAAAAATTATCCTGGCGGTGCAAAAACAATAGAAAAGGCAGCACACTGGCCTAAATTTACTTCGTTAGGAATAGAATTTAAATCCTTTGCTAAAGCTGTAACGAGTGTTCCACCTAACTTTAATCCATTAGTTCCATCATGACTTGCAATATCTACATCAATTGCACCATCTGCAAAAGTACATACACCTGTACTGTCGATTCTAAATTTTTCCGATGCAGCAGCAGAATCTCCTGTAGCAAACACCAAATCAGTTGAATTAACTGATGAAGAAAATGTTGCGTCAGCTTCAGCAAATATCGAAGCACCAACTAATATCGCATCTCCCGAACCTGCTTCTAATGGAGCCTTAAAACCAATACTACCTAATATATCACCATCATTTATATCTGTAAGTGAAGTTGATAATTTTAATTTACCAGTACTTGTAGTTGCATCAGCCGATGGGCCACGAATCTCAAGAGTATCCTCTGATTCATCCCACAACATAAATGCACCAGCAGAAGCACCGAAAAATTTAACATCATACCCTGTGTTATCTACACCTACTGTTACAGTACCATCAATCTGTACTGCTCCATCTATGTCTACTGCATCTAAATTTGCCGTACCATTTACATCTAAATCTGTTCCAACATACAATTTTTTAGCTATACCAACACCACCATCTGTGTGAAATGAACCATCTGTTGTTCCAGTAGCGTCTGTAGTACTGTCTATACTTAAAACTGCTGATCCAGCTAGTTCTAAATCATTTGATGATGCATCATATATCATATAAGCACTAGCAGTCGCACCAAAAAACTTAACATCATGACCTGAACCATCTGAACCGACTGTTAAGGCACCATTAATTTGTGATGTACCATCAACATTAACAGCTGTACTTGCATTAATATCTACTGTGGGAGCTGTAATGTCTAAAGTTGTTCCTGCATTGATCTCTAAATGACCATCTGAAGTGGCAATGATATTTTCATCACCTGCTGCATCATGGAAAGATAATTTAGTATCACCTGTTAAAACTAATTCATCTGCATCTTCATCCCATAACATATATTGTCCAGAAGTAGCACCAAAAAACTTTACATCATATCCAGTATCATCTACACCGACTATTACTGCACCAGTAAGTTGAGTTTCACCATCAACATTAAGAGTTGTTGCATTAATATCTACTGTGGGTGCCGTAATATCAAGAGTTGTTCCTACATTGACTTCTAAATGTCCATCTGCGGGGGCAATGATATTTTCTCCACCAGCTCCATCATGAAATGACAGTTTTGTGTCACCAGCTAAAACTAACTCATCTGCTGACTCATCCCATAACATATATTGTGCAGAAGTATCACCAAAAAAAAGAACATCTCTACCAGTACCATCTACACCGACTGTTACAGAACCATCAATTTGTACAGCACCATCAATATCAACATAATTGGGAAGTTCTATTAATGCATAACCTTCAATTGAAGCATTGGGATCAACGGTTGAACCATCTTCTAAAAGAAGATGATCAAAGTCATCCGCATCTTCTGATAGTGTACGAATTATTTCTTTAAAATTTACTGTATTTTTAAGATCTGTACGGCCGTGAAGAGTTAAATTTCCACCAATAGTCGCACTTGAACCAAGACCCATACCACCAGCTGTTGTTATTGAACCTGTAGTATTACTTGTAGAATTGGTTGTATCAAGTAATTTAATGGAACATGAGGAACCAGCGGAGTTTGTCATAGACAACCACTCATTAGTTTTCATCCGCCATTGGTCAAAGGTGTCTGATAATAATACATGAGCTGACATTTATTACAACTCCTTTTTAGTAAGTAATTTTTGGAGAAGACCTTTTATCTCAAGGATTTCATTTTTCATATTATTTAATTCTTCTACTTTAATTTCCATCTGTTGCCATCTTTGAGCTCGTTGAATTTCTATTTGTCTTTTTTTACGATGATTCTCAAGAGCAACTCTATCTGTGTTTATAAGTGCTTTTGAATGTAAATCTCTAACAAAACTAGGATCTTCTGTTTGAATTACTTCCATCGTTAATCTAATGCTATTATTCTTATATCTCTAACTTTTGGAACTATAGTTACATTGTTAGAAGTCATTACAGCTTTGACTGAGAAGGTTTTAAATGTATCATAATTTACATTATTTGAAGTGTACTTTGTTTCTTCACCAGAGGTTTTGTATATGAACTCTTTAATATCATCCTCACTACCAGAATATACTGAACTAGGAGTTTCTTGAGTCATTAGAACATATTCCCTTGTGTCAAAATCTACTGGATCAGTTTCACCTTTTACTTTATAATAAAGATGAACATCTGTTCCTAAAGGTTTATAGGTATTCAGTATAACTTTTAAATCAGATGCATCAAATCCATCTTCTAAAGTTACGCGACGAGAAATATATTTAGCATTAATATTACCACCACTCGCAGAATCTTCACCAACTATATTTGCAACAGCATTTGTGGTTGCGTTAGTAGACAATGTAACTGTAGGAGTTGTTAAATATCCAGAACCAGTTTCAATTGGAACAACATTTGCCACAACACCAGTTACTACATTTACAGCCATAAATGTATTAGATCCTACAGAAACTTGAGAATTTGTGTGATCACCATCCTGAGCTGTACTGTCCGAAAATACAATAACACCATTTTGAAAGTGTCCTTCATTATTTGAACTTGTCTTGATTGTAATAGTTGCTACGTTTTTAGAAGAATCACTTCCCACAAAAGTTTGTCCTGTAATTATTCCATGAGCTGCATCACCAGATTGTTCAGATTGTGAAACTTCTCCACCTGCAGTATTTGCTACAATTCTTACACCTTCACCAACTACAAACTGACCAGCAGCACTTGCGTTGACTGTATAATCTGAGTTTGAGGAAATAATTGCGTTAGATGAGATTGCAGATGCAGTGTTAACAGATAAAGTAACTTCTACTTGAACATTAACTGTTGCAGTAGTTCCATCTGTAAGGTCAGGTGCTGAAATTGATCCAGAATAAGCTGCTGCAGCAGTGTTAGTATAACCAGATCCTTTTGTAGTTATTATAATGTCGTTTGCAGAAATTCCTGCATTATCTATATCATTATCAATTGTTATTACACTTAATCGGTCAAGGTCAATAATTGGTGACACATGACTATTTGATGTTGACATAGATGCGTTGACTAAAAACATACCATTTGTGCTTGAAGTCATTTGTCTTCCACTTTTTAGTATAATATTTTGATCTGTACTAAAATTTGTATAATCTACTGCAGTATTAGTAGTATCATAAGATTTAAATTGATAATCTACATTAGTATTACTAAAATCTATAGTAGAAGATGTTGTCTTAAAAGTTTGATACAACACATTAGCAGTATTACCAACTGCTCCATTTGCGTGAGAACTAAACACGGCGTAGTTGTTAACTCCACCAGTTCCAGTAAAATTACATCTAACTAAATTAAACATCAAACTTCTTCCAGTATCTTCGGCCCAAGTTCCTGCGTTAGACGGCCCAAAAAGTTTTCCTACAAATGGTTGATGTGTAATTATACGAGTAGTTCCAGAACTATTTTCTCCTACTTTTGCAGACCAAAGTTTAGATTGAGAACTATTAGATAATACAGTTAATGCGTATTCTCCTGTAGCTAAATATACTGGTGAGTCAAATATAAAAGTTGTAGCACTGGGAGTTGAAGTATTAGCTGTAATACTATCTGGATTTAATGTTTTTTCAGAAAATGGAATAATATGTGAAGCACTTGGAATTCCTTTTACAACTGGTCTGATCTGTACAGTAACAGGAAGATTAGAATCCTTTGTAGAGAAATATAAACTTACATGCTTGAGAAACACTCCCATTGGATAATTATTTGGTTCAATAAAAAATGTCTGTGATAACGGATTAAGATAATTTGATACACCAGACTGCCTAGTAGAAGAATCAACTACGATGTCTTCACTAGTTAAAGATTCTCTACGAGATAAAACTTCTCTTGTTGACACTGCTAATTTTTCTCTGGTTTGAAAAAGACCTTTAGCTTTAAACAATTCCTCAGCAACAGTTGTCGTACTTGCAAGTTCATTATTTGCATGGTCTGTTATTCTGATAAGTCTATCACCAGTTCTGAATGTTCCAGAAACAATGTCTATATCACCCGCAATCGTACCATTACCATCAGTTTGCATTTTAGAAGTTGTACCAAGTCCTCTTGAATTTGCTACAATAGAACTAATAGTTCCATTTGCTCCTGTAGTTTGTCCAGTAATTACATTTGCAGCAGCAAATCCTATAGAAGAATTTGTAGCTCTATTATTTTGTGATGTTACTGGACTTGCCAAAGTTGCACTTGTGTTTCCAGTAATGTCAGTAATAAAAATAGTAGCAACATTACTAACGGTATTAGATGCAATTCTAACTATACCTTGATTGTTAGCACTATCCTTAACCACCTCACCTTCTTGAAATGCTCCATTAGCAGCACTAAAAACTATTTTCTTTGCAGGTTCTGTGTTTGCAGCTACATCAGTACTTCCAATATACACATATACATTTGTAAAGGGTTTTAATCCTTTTGCTGCAAATGATACTCTCTGTGACCTGACATAAGGAATTACACTCATATCAACAGTACGATTTCCAACTGACTTAACAATAGTTTCAACTGGATTATCTGCTTGAACTCCAAATTTTGTTTTATTTTGTGAAATTGTTTTCGTACTTCGTGTACTAATAACTGATGCACCACCATTTGATATTGCAGATTGCGGTTCTGGATTAATTTGTTCTCCCGACCAGTTTACAGACCAATCATTCCATTGAGAACCAAATCCCACTCTTCCATCACTAGGGCTTAATACCCAATTATCATGATGTCCTTCTAAATTTGTAATAACAGATGGTCTAGTTGTATCATCATACCAAGTATCAGATGGTGGATCAAGTTTAACATTACCAATATAGTTTGTTATATTAAATGGATTAATAGAATAAGATCCAGAATATAATGGTTGATCAATTAGTGCACTATTTGTATAAGGTAAAGTAATAAGATCACCAGTTTTTACAGTATTATTACTAGTTGTTGCGTCGTATGTAAATTTAAAATTGTCAGAGTAAAATGGAGCCCTTAATTTTTTCTGTCTAAAATTGATTGAAGCTTTGTAATCATCTAATGCAACATCACCGATTGAATGACCAGCAAAAGGGTCAATTAAAATACCATTCTTGAATCTTGCACCTGTACTATTTAAAAGAGAATCTTTATCAATATCAGAAGATATGTCTCTTGCAGCTGTTTCTATTTCCAAGAGATTGAGAGATGTATAATACTCCATTCTTTCAATTCTTTTTTCTAATTTTCCAACATCTCTCATAGTATAACGCTTATTATCAATGTATCGTGTTTCAATATCTGTAAGAGAAAATGTGTATGCAGGAATTCCCAATGTATAAAGTGTCATGGAATCTTCTGAATCTGGTGGAGCAACAGGATCAGACGAAGCTACCCCCTTGATAATTTCAAATGTTCTGTCTCTTGTAAGAGTTAATTTATCTATTCTTGGAACATAATAAGAATAATCCAGAGTTGCTTCTGTATCTGAATCTGGAAGAAGAATAGTGGAGTTTGCTATAGCATCAGTATTATTAGCAATATAGTATGTGGTTGCAGTAGTTCCATCATGAGTATCATCTTGAACATAGGGTCGCCAATCTATAACATCTGTGAGTCTAGTCTCTGAACCACTTATTGGACTTGTATATTTTGGAATATCACCATAAGTAAATATTTTGGAATTAGCATTATACCTTGAATTATCACTATTTCTTCCATGAATATTAGCACCAATTTGACTCATATAGGAATTAACTGTTAAAAATCCTGAGCCAGAATGAGTAAATCTGTCAAATACGATACAGATTTTACCAGTAGGTGGAGTTTTCCCAGGCCTTAATTGAACTGAAGCATGCCCATAAAAGTTATCCGTTTGACCTGTATCTAAAGAATATGAAGATGTAATATCATTTGCAGAAGCTATCATCATAGAATTAGACACATCAACAGTTAAAGATCCCGAATCAACAACTCTAATTAAATTAAATACATCATAAACAGGAAGATCAATTTTAACTCCTGTAATTCTTGATGGAGCATCCACAAAATATTGTCCTTTTGGTGACCAAGTATGAATGTTGTTTGCACCACCAGTATTTGAATTGTTATACGCAGTATTCACAATTCCACCAACTATAGCTTTAGTTTTACCAGAACCAGTTAATGCAACTTTCTTTGCAGTGTATGCAACTGAAAGTTTAATAGCTGATGTTGTATTACAGTCAATAACTGCAGAAGTAGAAGCTACATTTATAGTTCTACTAACACCGTCTGTATTACTGAAACTAAGATACTGACCATCAGTAACTGCAGTGTACACAGAATTGGATGCATCACTTTGTTTATCACTCACAACGACTATAAAATTCTCTTCAGCTTTTGCAGCTGATATTGGTGTTCCAAGATCTGTAAAAGTATCAGTTCCACTCAAAGAAAATGTTACTACACCTCCCGAATCAGTTGTAAGATTTTTTGTAGACTTGTAAGTATATGTTATATTATTTGCAAGAGATAATGGTGTATCTGGAAGTGGAAATAACAACGAATTAAGTTGTGTATTTTCTAAAACAGTATTTGCAGTAACAACATTATTGTATCGTGAAGTTTCATCAACTTCGGCGTGAGCAGTTCTTGCTGAGGTACTAGTTACAGCAATAGAATCAATATCCTTAATTTGGAATGAAACTTCAAAAGTTGAACATTCACCAGATACTGCACCACCTGTAGAATTTGCTGAAAAATATGGCCGGTGGGTCATATCAGAATCTACTTGAACAATAGCAACATCCGAATTTGATGTGTAAGTAATAACATTTCTAGTATAAGTAGTATTTGATACATCAGTTGTTTGATCTTCTAACAAAAGTGATCCGAGTGATTTATCATACTCATTTGTTAATGTATAACCATTATGTTCTAAAGAAATACCATAAACACCAGTATATGTACTATCAAACCCCAACATCTTGTTTAAACTTGGAGTTACAATTGTAATTGTTGCACCTTCATACACCCCCGATACTTGTGCTAATTTTGCAAAAGCAGTATTTGTTGATCCACCACCAGTAAGATAATTAACAGAAGATGTATTACCATACTTGTTAGTACCTATTGTTATTATATCTTTTCTTGGTTCAAATGTAGAAGATGTTGTATCTTTTGAAAAAACTGGCATAAATCCATCAGTTGCAGTGTTTGCATTTGAACCAGCATTTATTTCTCTTGGGGTATCAGCAACAGTTCCAGTTTTAGAATTTGCAGTTCTTATATCATAAAGATATAAAGAATAATCAGACTGTGAATGTGTTACATTTGCAGTATTACCTGATGCTGCCAAAAAGTCTACATCTCTAACTCTTGCAGTACCAATTTTAGTTTGTGAATTTCTTGTAGAAAAAGTTGTTCCATAAACACTATCTGAATCACCAGAACCAGAAACATTTTGAGTGGCGACATTCCCTACATATAAATCTACTATTTGATGTCGTGCAATATCAAAATAACCATTTGCCTGTTTGACATTTAATTTATTTCCGTAAGCAGTACTTAAAGAATGAGAATTGACTGTTAGTGTGTCTCTTCCCTTATCAACAGTAACATATTTTGTTGAAATACTTTCGTATTCGTATCCTTTTACATAAGCTTTGCCGGGGTCAAGGCCAGCCGAAAATTTACTTTCAAATTTAATCGTTTGACCAGAAGTACTTGTAACTAATGTTCCAGATCCACCAGAAAAGTTGTTTAGAGTAGCAACTGTAGAGTTTGTAATAGATGCAATAGTTGCAGTTTGAGCTGTGTTTCCAGTAAGAAATACCACATCACCTGCTTCTAATTCTGTATCAAAACTACTTCCATTACCAGTAAGTGTAGATGTTGCAGCTGAACCAGAATTAGCAGTAGTTCCAGTAATACCTTGATGTGTTTTTAATTCTAGATTAAATGGTGTTAATGTATAATCACCAGATTCATCATAAGTCCGTCTTGCAAGTGTTTTTTCTAAATCTGAATAAATTGGATAATTTGTTTCTTCAATTTTTACACCATCACTAAGTTTTAATAATTGATAAAAGTTTTCATCTGCTGCGGCTTCAACTGGATCTTCCGCAGTATAAGCTTTTGCACTTAATCCTAAAGCAATCTTAAAACGATTGGCACCAGATGCAGCATAGTTGTACGCACCTTGTGCTGGGTCTAATAAATTACCATCGACATCAGAAGTTACTATAGACTCTGTAACTTGAAATCCAATTCTGTAAGATGGAGTACTTGAAAATTTTTCAAGAATAATAGACTCTGCTTCTTTAAAAACAAAGTAACCACCAACATAAAATACACCAGATTGACAACTTATAACAGCAGCATTAGTTTGTGCACCAGTAGATATACCAGCAGCTCCTGTAGAACTTACAGAATTTGCTTGAGTTGATGTACCCTCAACCGTAATAGTTTCACCATCTTGAAATGTATTGTTATTTAAATAGTTAACCACTATAACTGGTTGATCTGTTGTTGTGGTCGCAGCAGTTGAAACAACTACAGCTCTGGCATTAGATGTTCCACCAGTTACGATTCCATTTGCAAAATCTCCAATAGTAATATCAGCGCCAGCAAACTGTGTTTCTAACTGAACCGTTTTTATGTTATTATCATAATTTAACTCACACCCTAGTACAATACTACCATCTTGGAAAGTATGAGCTCCATGCCTTTCAATTTGTTTTTGTAATATTGTTTGTAATTGTGTTACTTCCCTTGCTTGAACTGCGAAACCTGGCCGGAAAAGAATACGATAATACGCATCATCTGGATTATAATCGTCATAATACGGATCAGCGTTAAAATTAGTTGTTAGTGCCATTTAAATTTTCCTAAATTATTAGAATTCGATAATCAGCTTAATATCTTCAATTTGGTCATCTGCTCTTGAAATAGGAGATCTATTTTCTACATAGATAATGTCTCCCGAAAATCTTTCCAAATCTCCACCAGTTACTGCACCCGAACCATTTGCTGTAGCAGAAGCTCCAGAACCACCATTTCCTACTGTGTTAGCAGCAATAACTTCTGTATTTGTAAAGTAACCATAAATACCATTATATCCAGCAGTGGTTGAATTACCTGAAGGTATAATATCTGTCATTCTTATAGTATTGTTACCAGTAAAATCAACAACTCTTCCTGTAGCTCCAGAAGTAGCACCTGTAACCAATTCATCAACTGCAAACGCAGTTCCGTTCCAAGAACTAACGACTGCCGCTGTTGCTTGGTCAACTACAGTTGTATTTGCAAAATCACCATTTGAAAATTTAGGTTGTGCAAGAAGTCCAACTTTACGAAAATCGTTATCGGTAGTAAAGTTATTAGATTCCGAATACTCAAGTCTTGAATTAATAAGACAAAAGAATCCACCCAATTCTTGAACTGCATCTGAACCATGGCCCCCCTTTGGCCCTATAATTGGAGTTAATACTGCAGTGGGACTTGGATTAAAACTGTTTGATTGAGAAGCATTAGAAACAACAGTAATTGATGCATTGGAATAATTGTTTCCACCCGAAATAATAGCTGTTGCATTAATTCCACCAGTTGAATTGACTGTACATCTAACATTAGCACCCTGGCCATCACCAGAAATTACAATCTTAGGCCCGATAGCATACCCATCAGTTGCTGAAGGAGCAGTTATAGCTGGTGTAAATGTTACAACTTTACTTGTACCATTATAATCTGTAATAGTTCCACCTTCACCAGCTGCATCTCCACTTGTGAAATATATGTCATTATTTACAATACAATCATCAGCACCAAGACTACTACCAGTAATTGTGACTGTAGTTGTATTTGTAACTGATGAAACATTACCCACTTCTCCAAGATATTGTAAACCTCTAGTAGTAAGATGAACTACTTCTATAGCACCATTACCACCACCAGATGCTGCAGTTGCAGTTTCAACATCAAACTGAACTTGGCCTGGGGCGTTGTCGAAAGTATTTGCAAGATAACCATTTGATCGTCTTACTGTATCAACTGGAATGTAGTTTGGTGTAACAAACTTTAATGCATCCGAAGCAGGAATCTGATACATAAACTTCCACTTATAACCATCTGCAGTTGAAATAATAGCTGTTCCAGTTCCAGTTGGTTTAACAGTAGAAGTTGACGCAGCACCTCCAGCTGAATTTGTATCGCTGTTTGATAAACATTTGTACACATTATAATCACCTGTCATTACATAAAAATCTTGGCTATGTAGTGAATTTGTATTATCAGTATAAGCAAAATAGTTTGTATTATTAGTCCAGTTCTTTCTTGGAATAACGTGAGATACATCTGAAGATGTAACTTTCTTCGCAGCAATCATATCACGCCAATTCTCATAGTGTGTGTTTGCTACGGAATCGGTTGGTGTGGGTGGACTTGCGTCATCACTCCATCCAGTTACTTTTCCTATAAAAAGATACATATTTGAGTTGAGGAGTCCACTAGAGTCTGAGACTGCTGCCCCAGATGTAAATGACACCTCGTCAAACGCTTCTATAAATTGTTTAGCGTTATGAATACGAAATTTGTTAGTTACTAAAGCGGCCATTTTGTTTCCTCCAAAACCTTATTTAAAAAATTTATTCTAATATATTTAGTCATCAAACAATCTGTTCTGTTCTTGAAACGAGTATGGCAGAATCAGATCGTTTGAAAAAATCTGTTGAACTGGTTGATGAATCAGTAAATTGAATAGTCATAGATGCATTATTAGCTATTGTTTCAATATCAAATCTTCCCATATCCATATTCAATAATTTATAATTCCAATTATCACCGTCTGGTTGGTCTTCTATTAATATAGAATCATGACTATCCATAATTATTTTATGTTCTGAAACTTGAAATACATCTTCAAGCATCATTTGTCCTTCTTCCTCACTCAATACATAATTCAAAGTTTCAGTTTCACTATCTTCTAATAGAAGTGCGTCCGACATTTCTTTCATGAGAACATTATCATCTTGAGTTGTCTCATTACCTTCATGATCTTCAGTTGATATGAAGCATCCAGTATCATCTTCATTTAATATTTTTCCATGAGCAATTCCTAAAGAGACATTTTGAGTAGAATCTTCAAAAGCAATATATCCACCAATTGAATCTTCAGCTAAAATCCTTTCTCCATCTTCATATGTAACATCATTTCCTATGATATCAGCAAATGCTGAAATACTTACAGTATAAGTTCCAAGACCATCCGAATCTTCACCCCTAGTATATCCATGATTAACATCGCCTTCTCCGTTAAAAATTATATCAATTCTAACTTGTTCAGTTGTAGTATCAAGAGTGTAAGCTTCCATTACCAAATATTCTGCTGGAGCGGTTACAGGAGTATCATCAAGTCCATATTCAACTTTATAATGTTGTGCAGAACTTATTGATTTAGAAGCTTCAACTGTTAGTTCCAGACCACTATCCGATATTGATATAATATCTGTTGATTCGACTCCATTTCTATCACTAAGATCTGATGATGTACCACTTTCATAGAAAAATCTTCCACTATTTACAACAGCAGAAGGAAATTGGCCTCCAGATACAGTTATGGTTGTTCCAGTTTGAGTAATAGTTCCTACATTGTAATATTTAAAATAAAAATCCTCTAAAACTATATGAGATGTTTCATCATCTTCTTGTCCAATCAAATCACCATCTTCAGTCTGAACACAAACATTTTCAGTTTTGTGCGTTGTAGATTCTAATAACATATTATCATCTATAGTTATAGAATTATCCCCCTCATCTCCAAATCCAAGATAAGGAACAAAATCTCCCATAACTGGATCTTCTTGAGTAATATTATCAAGTGTAAAATCTTCTAATTTAATTTGGTCAGATTCTTCTTGAAGAATGCCCTCTTCTTCTAAAATTAAATCATGAAGTCCAACACCACAAAGTCTTTCGGGAGATGGAATTAATAGGTGTATATCCTCCTCTGTAAAAATTTTACCTTCTCCTTGTTCTTGTTGAAGAGGAATAATAACATCGGGGTCATCAGATTCTAAAATAATTGAATTTTCTTCTGGTGTATCGGTTTCTAGTATAATCACACCAACTTCTGGTTTTGCAGCTTGAATCTCAAGTACAACAGTATAACCGTGTTCATCTATTATTTTACCCAAACCATCTTCTAATTCAATTACATCTAAAGTCCAATCGGGTTCAAGAACTATAAGATTATTAAAATCAAATTCAAATTGAGTGGCCGTTCCTGTTGCAACTATTCCCCTATCATAAGCTTCAGATATAAGATTGTCTTTTCTAGTTGTACTCTCTTCTGTAACAAAGGTTTTTCCATCTTCAGTCAAAAATTCAAATTCACTAGGTAACAATGAAAGAGCAACTGATCCATATGTTCTCTCTCCAAAATCTGATCCAAGAAAACTTCCTTCATTAAGAGTGTCACCAGTATTTAAAGTTGAAACTGTAGATCTAACTGATGCCGCAATTTGAGGTTGATTCACTCCAATTGTATCTTCTACTCCATCTTCTAAAAGAGATCTATCTCCATCATCAGCCGTTGGCCCGTCAAAAATAATAACACCTTCAGCATTAGTACCAGCTTCTAATGTAAAACCTCCATTTTCATATACAAGAAGTCCATTATCATGAATTCCATGTGCACCTTCAAGCTGAAGTGAATAATTACCATCAGAAAATAATTCAATCTCTCCTATACCATCTATTTCTTCAGTCATAGAAGATTCTGTAGCAATAAATACTGGATTTGTACCATCAGATTCTTCCAGAAGTAACATATCATATTGATAACCTACAGATGTTGTAGGTTGCTGTTCATAAAAAACAACACCACCATCTTCTAAAAGAAGACTACCATCTTGATTTTCTAATCTTACATTTTGAATATCATCAATTTCTAATACTATTCTACTTGTAAAACTAAGATCCAATAATGCAGAACCAGACTCGGCTGTTGGAAAAATAAGCATCGGTAACATGAAGCCAGTTCCAGTATCATAAGACTCACCTTTAAAATTTGTATCAGTAATAAATTCTTCTATTTCAAGTACTATAGTATCTTCTGCGTCATCCGTAACAATAACAAAATCATCAGCTGGATTTTCACTCTCAATCCTATGATAGATTGTTGTAGGTTCTTCCAACAGATAAGCTCTAGCATCTACATCATCCTCAAGACGAAAATAGAAGGGGGTATCATCTATTCCAGAATCAGCTCCCGATTCATCTGGAAGAGTATAATTTACAGTATATTCATTAATCTCATCTTCAGTCCAACCAGTTACAAAAAGCTGAGAATGATTATTACTAAAGCAGAAGCCTCTTGCTCTGCTTTCTTCGTTTGTTAAATCATGAGTTCTATTTGTATAAGATGCTGTTGAAATATCAAATGGAGTTACTAGTGCGTATTCAAAAATATCAGAATTTTGGTTGCCCTGTAAAACATACATTTTAGTTCCATCTGCATTGAATTGTACTGCTGATGCATTTGCACGTTGAGCATTTATTGAAAAATTTTGAGAATATGATGCTGTCGAAACATCAAATGCAGTTGTTAATGTATATTCATTAATGTCATCTCCATTCCAACCACAAACATACATTTTAGTTCCATCATTATTAAATGCCAAACCATAAGGTGCAGTTTCTTGAGTACTTACATCAAAACTATCTGTAAAGGAGGCTGTTGAGATATCAAAACCTGTACTTAAAGCATATTCATCAACATTATCATCAGATTGACCTAACACAAACAATTTAGTTCCGTCTAGATTGAATTCTAAACTATTCGCCGATGTCTCTTCACCACTTATATCCAACTTCTGAACAAAAGTCAATGTTGAAACATCAAATGCTGTTGATAATGAATATTCATAAACTCCATCATTACCCCTACCTAACGCAAACATTTTAGTTCCATCATTATTAAACTTCACATCTCTCATATCACTATCTTGAGAATTTAATCTAGCTGAGGCTTTGACAAATGTAAAGAGGCCGTGAGTAGCGTAAAACTCATCTGAATCAGTATCATATGCACCAGCTTCTTCAAGATGAAGAGCATCATTATCTTCTTTTACAAGAAATCCCACATCTGTAAGAGAGGGAAGAGTATAAGATTCTAGTTGAATTTGATATTGTTCTTCTTGTACTAGAACTGATTCAAAGTCTTCAAGTTTAAAATTTGAAGCTTCATCTTCATTACGAATTTTAACTGTTTGTGCTACTCCTTGTATTTCAAGACGGACATGACCCTTACCATTTTCAAATATAATGTCACCAGTTCCATCTTCTAATGTTAAAGTTTGAACTAAATCTTCATCTTCTTCTAAAACAAAATGTGAAATTTTATCTGGTCTGACAGTAGAATCACCACCTATGGAATTTTCTAATTCCATATATACAGCTGTCTGTGGGCCAGAAAATGCATTAGGAGTTGTAGGTTCTAATGATAATGAAAAGTCAGCTGAAGCTATTTGGTTTTCAAGTAATATAAAAAACTCATTTTCTTGTACGAGCCGACCTTCTGTTATAACAGCTGTAAAAACACCCTCTTGTTGTATTTTAAATCCCTGTGAAAATTTACCAGCTTCATCTTCTTGAACAAGATATGTTCCACCACCTGTAGTTTCAAGTCCAGTATCTTCAGTTAATACAGAACCAGGCTCTGCTTCAAATGTATAATCTTCAGTAACAATTTGATCCCCAGCATTAGAGCCGGGAGCTCCATCTGTACTATTCAATAATACTGTACCACGCCCCGATTCAAATCCAATGGGCCCACCAGTAAGTGTAACTTCATCTAAAAGAAGTTGGCCACCGTCTTCTAACAATGTATAACCAAACTCTCTAATACCATCCAAAACAATAAAGTCACCATTATATTCTTCTATTTCTAAAACATCAGTACTTATTAAATTAACACCTATACCATCACCATCTTCAGTAAGAATATTTCCAAGCTCTGCTTCAAAAAATTCATATATTATTGGAGAAGAATCACTTTGATTTTCGTCTGATAAAGCACCTATAATAGAAGCATTACCTTTATCTGTTTCTCCATCATCTAAAAGAAGTATATCTTCATCAGTATCATTAGAATCTTCTTCTAAAAGTACATGAACTATTTCGGCTTCAGTTAGTAAAAAGTCCGCGGTTTCTTCAATTAGTCTATCTCCAACTCCACCACCAATATCTCGTTCAAGAAGAAGTTCACCAGTATTTTCAGCTGCAAGGAAAAAACCAGAATTTTCTAAAGAAATTAAATCATGACCATGTTCTAATTGTAAATCAAAATCACTACTAGCTCCAGTAGTGTCCATGTTTACATCAAATTTTTCAATTATAGTTATTTCAGTAGAAAATGATTTAAGTTCATAACTCCTTTCCATTGAAATCTGATTGTTGGTTGAAGTTGTGTCTTTAGTATAAAATTCGACTTCATGATGATGATAACGTGGAACATTAACTGAATTTGCAACCATCTCAGTATTTGCTTGAGTACTGCTTATGTTACTTGTACCATCATCAAATAATTTAACAGACAAGTTAGCTGACATTAAGATTTCACCAAACAAAGCCATTCCAGCTGGATGTACTAATTCTAATATCTTTTCTCTGTAAGTATTAACGTCTTTATTTGTTTTAACTACATAGGAAAAATCTTGATAATACAAGTTATCTTGCATTTTGTTTGTACCACTCAATAATCCATATTCACCATCAAAATATCCAGAGTATTCTGCATAAACACCAACATTACCTGTCAATGTTGCAGAACCATCTCCAACAGCTGAAGCATTAATTGTTGGAGCTGAAGAATATCCAGCACCAAAATCATAAACTAAAACACTTTCAATTGCACCAACAGCAAGTTTTGAAACTTGAATAATTGCGTTATTGCCAGGGATTCCAGTATTTGCAAATATAGAATTTGCTTCATCTATTCCACTTTCAACTATAATAGATCCATTACTTGTAGAACTACTATAATCATCATTTGCAGTTCCTACTCCATTTTCAAAAGATATTTGTGTAGTGGTGGAATCTTCAGTAAGTAATAGATCAGCTACCACATTTGCTGTAACAATTTTTCTGACAGTTAAAGAGGTTTCACTATCATCACTTGGATCACTTGCAAGGGTTACTGTGTAAACAGAGGAATTTGTAATTCCTGCAATTGTATGGTTGTTGTTATATACAGTATTATCTGTTGCAGATGAAGAACCAGTAATTACAATTCTATCTCCTGCACCAAATCCATGATCTGCTTGTGTGAATGTAGCAGTAGTTCCAGATGTTGAGATATTTGCAGTTCCAAAAACACCAATTCCACTTGGAGAACTATCAGCTCTACTATAAGAAGTAAGAACATCATTCGGACTGAATGTATTCGCACTTGTCATCTGAATTCTGAGAGTGGTATTTCCTGTTTCAGCTAAAGTTGTTGAAGCAAGATCAAGATAATCAAGGAGAATACCAAAGGCAGTGTTTCCTTGATTCTTAATTAAAGTGTTTGAAGTAAATATATTTGCAACTGTATTTGCAAGATTAACAAATATTGAATTTGCACCAACCTTTTCTGGTGAATTATCGTAAAAAGTTATTTCGGTGTTTGCTATAGAGACAGGGGGAATTGTCTCATAACCCTGTCCAGAAGACATTATTTGAAGTGAACGAATACCACCAATTGATGATTCCTGCATTGTTGCTGCACCATGATAAGTACTATCAGTATTAGCAGTTGGTGTTCCATTAATAGCAATGGTTGCTCCAGTCGCGCGGAATGTAGAGTTATATGCATTAGATGTTACTGCAGAACCATCTTTATCTTTGGTGAGATCAAAAATAACAACTGTATCATTATTTACAAAATTATTAAGAGTTGGATCTGAATTATAAGATGTAGTATAATCAATAGAACCTAATCCATAAGTAATAGATGTAGAATTCGTACTAATAACAGTACCAAATTTTGAAGTGCCAGGAGTATATAAAGAAATACTTTCACCACTACCAAACTTTGCAATAAAATCTCCTTGTTTCGGAGTATCACCACCAGAAAGACCATCAAATGGAACAGTAAAGGTAGTAGTAGAGTTTGATGAACTATGAGTATTTCTGTTATAACTTCCCCACGGCGCAGTAAATGCAGCTGCGTCTAATGTAGTACTCCCCTGTGTACTAATAACTTCAGTTTGTGTAAATACATTTACTGTTTTAACAATACTTTGAACTCTAGCAGAACCACCAGTTCCACCAGTTCCATCATTAAAAAATGTAACTACATCACCTACACTATATCCATCTCCCGAATCTATAACATCAATTCCAGTAAGAGCAGCTGCAGCTATTGAACTAACTTTAGCTTTGGCTTCTGCACCACCTCCACCAGTAATTCGTAGTTCATCACCTTTGTTATAGCCAGATCCTCCATAGACTATATCAACGCCCTGTAAAACTCCACTTGTAGTTGCTGTTGCATAATTACCATCAGAGTCTGCACTATTAGCTGTTATAACTTCACCCAAATAAAACGTAGTATAGCTAGTTCCTGTAGTTGCTTGATAAGCGGCGTTATTAGCATCAAATCCAGATAAAAATAATTCCGTAATATCTTGTGCTCCAACATGATATCTTTCAATTCGTTCTACAAGAGCAGAAACATTAGATGTCTGACCTACGATTGTTCTACCAAGAAAAGAATCTACATAACTTGCAGAGTCTGTAAGAAGTTTAACTGATTTATCAAGAGTCCATCTTCCATCAGAAAGTCTCATAATATCCTGGCCAGGATAATAAAACTCTACATCATCTATACCAAAAAGTAAACTAAAAATAAAACGAAAGGAATTTTCATTACCTTTAGAACGATAAAAATCTTTTATATGTTTAAGTAGATTGGGGGTATTAATATCATCATTTTTACTAAATCCAGTTAAAAATTCTTTTCTAAAAAGTTCAACAAAACCAACTGGTGCTTTATCAATATCTTGGAAAGCTTTTACATTTCTTGATGCATTTATTGGTTGTCTGGAATATGAATTTACAGTGGCAGTGACTCTTGAAGTTTTACCCTTAATAGTTTCACCAACTTCAAAAGAACCATGATTTGTCTCTTCAACAAAAGCTTGAGTAGTTGAATATTTTCCTCTAACAATACCTGTAGCACCAGAGTTTGCTCCAAGAATAGTTTCCCCACTTAAAAATTGTTCACCTTGTCTATTAGGATTTTCAAGAGTAAGATAGTCTTCAGTAGAGGTATTTGCAGAATGGGTGTTTCCATTTTCTTGAGAAATATAACTTGTTGTTGTAGATACTGTAATATTTCCACCCATTCCAGAATGATTATTACAGTAGTAGTAGAGAGTTTCACCGGCAAGATCTGGTGAAACATAAAATTTTATAGTAGCAGATGCTTCAAGACCAATTTCTCTATCGGGTGTTGTCTCAAAACCAAGTTCTACATCATCTTCATAAAGTAAAATTCCAGATGCATCTTCAAGTGTAAGATTATCTAAAGTAGTGGCAGAGTCTAGGTAATCCTCATAAAGTAAAATTCCAGTTTCTGCTTCAAGTGTAATATTATCATAATCGCCGGGTTGTCCTACAAAAGTAAAAAGAACATCTTCTCTATCATCAGTAGTGAATTGTTTACCACCCGCAGTATGAATACCGTCTGGTGTTCTTGATATATGAAAATAGTGACCGACATTATTTTCATCACCTTGATCAAAAATTGCGTGTGCGCCAGGAATAAGAGTTATGGTTGGAGAAACTGCACCATCAACATAAAATTTATTTGCGGAATTACTGAATGCGTTATTACCAGTAGCAACAGTTATAGTATATGTGGTATCTGCCTTTTCTTGTATAATAGAATCGGCATTAAGATCTAAATCTGTAAAGGTAATAAGATTTAGTTCAAGAAATTCATAGTATTTCTGTATGAACTTAGAAAATTTCGTATGGTCAGTTTGAACAAAACTAGGGAGTTGAGAATCTATCTGACTATAAAGAATTCCACCATCTTCTATCATTAGTAACTACTTCCCGAACCACCACTACCAGAAGTACCTCCAGCGGTTGATCCACTGGCAGTAGAAGACACTTCAGTAGTGCTTGTGCCTGTTCCGTAAGTATCAACCATAGATACTGTAATATTATTGTTAGTAATAAGTAAAATTTGTTCTCTGACAGGAATAACATCGCTTGAAGCTAATGCAACAGTTATTGATAAATTGGCAGTACCATCTGAAATTACAACTGGTTTAAATCCAGCAAGTGAGACTACACCCGAACCATAAGAAACAGTTCCAACATTGTTTGCAACAATAATTCTTGTTGTTCCCGATGTACGATAAACTTGTAACACCCCATTAGAATCTTGTATATTACAAGTTGTTCGTAAGGTGTCACTTTCATCATAATGAGAAAATTCTGTACTAGTAACGGAATCTACATAATCAGCATAAGGATGAAAAATTTCATTTGAATATGATAGAGCATAAGAACTAGATACATTAAGAGTAGGAACAAATACTCTTGTTAATTTAACTGTAGAAAGACTACTTTCAATTGAAGTTTCAGATTCATCAATTTTTTTGGTTAAAGGTGAATATCTAAATTCATTTGCAAAACCTTTAAGATTGTCTACACCATAATTGTAAACAGTATTAGAAACTAAATCTGAAATAGTGGCTGCTGTATTTGAAGTCTTAGAAGAATCATATTTAACAGTACTATTGAAAGTCAAATATAAGTAATCTGGATCTACCATTTCAGTTGAAATAGAGACTACATTTCTTTTTGATAAAATATCATTTTTGATAGAATTCTTTGTAGTAGCTGATAACTGTAATCCACTAGCTGGTTTTACAGCCATATAAACTTTACCATAAACTGGTGGATCATTTTCTTCTCCACCCCAAGCTATGACGGATTCTGCATCTGGATAATCTCTTTGAACTATTCTAATATAATCATTAATTGTAACCGCACGATTTTGAGCTTGATAATTTTTGGGTGCATTAAATTTTATATCACTAATAGAATCTCTATCTGCTCCACCGGCTGCAGCCGATGCTGTCGTTACTGTAACATTTGAATATCCCCCAACCGAACCAACAGGAGTAAATGTTTTTGCACCATTTGGAGCAGTTGCATCAGCTATTAAAGATTTCAAAATTATAATATTACCACTTGTTAGGCCTCTTCCAATATTATCATCTCCAAAATATACTCTGTATTTACTATCTGTATCTTCCTCTAAAAAGTATACATTAGCTGTAGAGTTTATTGAAGTTGTATCATTTGCAACTGAATAAGTATGTAAATTTGTACTAGTTGCAGAAGTTTGTATTTGTACTGTAAGTGAGCTTGTATCTGTATTAGCATTTGGTAAAATAAATCTTTGATCTGGATCATTAGTATTTGCGCTATACCTATGTGTTAAAAGAATACCTTGTTGTAATTCTACATTAGCTGTTGTGTATATACCATTTGAGTTGACATTTAAAGTAGTAGAATTAGATGTAGAAAATATATAAGAAATACCATTTACTGTGGTATTAAATTGTGTATCTTTATCAATAACAATCGTTGCAGGAGTGTTTGCAGGAGTGATGGTTAAATCAACATAAGCTTTGGCACCCCTAACAGAAGTGGGAGTATACCCCAAATGTTTGGCTCTAGATACTACGGAATTGCGAAGAGATGCCGTATCAAGGAACATCTCATTTACAATCATATTCAAATAAAATGCATTGTAATGAGTATTGTAAGCCAAAAGATCCATAAGAACAGCCATTGCTGAACCATCAAAATTATAATCAGCTAACTCATTTTGATCACCTAAAAAATTTTTAAGATTTGATTTAATAGCATCGAAATCTAATTCGGATACTTTAAGTTTAGAAGCTACATCGGCCATCGGTTATCTCTCTCTATTTAAGAATACATCAACTTGTTCTGTTTCTAAAGAATTATTAATTTTAAATTGTATAGCAACTCTATAACGATTATATTCTTCTTCTGGAATAACTGTTATATTAATTACTGAGGCTCTTTTTTCCCAAGCATCTATAGCATCTCTACATACATCTGCCAATCTTTGTTCAGTAAGAGATGTCATTGGTTCAAATAATAAATTTTTAATTCCAGAACCTATTTCTGGTTGAAATAATCTTTCAAAACCCTCAGTCAATAATATATTTTTAATTCCTCTCTTTACAGAAACCGCATCCTTTACTGTTGCAACATCTCCTGTCTGTGGATTTGCTGTAAAATCAAAACTCAAATCTGCATAAGATTTTTTATATGTTGGCATGATTCCTCTGTATTATTTAGTTAGTTATTCGTTGCGTTCTGGTTGATTATTAGGATTTATTTTATTATCCAAAGCTTGAGCATAAGATTCAACTTCTCCCCCTTCACCAGTTATTTCTATACCATCATCACCATCTACTGTGAGTTTCATCCCTTCAGGAGCTTCAGCTGAAGGTGGTGGTTTCAAACGAGTAATCTTGTCGGGCCCTGTATTCCTACCTTCAATGTCTGCAAGGAAGGTTTGAGCAGATTCTTCATTAAATGAAATAATAATGTCATCACCTGTAAAGTAGCCATACTTACCATTATATCCACTTTCCAATTCAGGCTCTTTAACAGAACCATCAATAACTTTAAATATGTGTTGTGTGACATCTATTATTCCCCAAATTGTGTTTTGACTTTCATGTACAACAATTTTGGCTGGTGAAGGAAATTCTGATTCCAACTCTTCTACATCATCTACTCCTACAAAAGTACCTTCATTCCCTTGAAACACCTCATAAACTGTAGTACCTGACCCATTCGGTTTATGAGATGACCTATTTACCAATACTTCTTCTGTAAATCTTCCTTCTGAAACTAAGTCATCTAGACCTCCAAATGGAGCACGGCCGTCAGGGTAAATGTGAGCTGCAAATCCTTCAACAGAAGCTTCTGCTTTCTTTCCATTATAAGGAAAATCCACATAGTCCATTTTCTCTATGATGGTTATCCCATGAAAATCCACCTCGCGTCTAAGACCAAACATTCTAACTATTTTTTCTTTTTCCTCTAGAGTCCCAACTATTGTAGGCCCTGTCTTAATATGGTCTAATACTAATTCTCCTGGCCCGAAATGAACGACCTGTCCAAAACATCCAGACTTCGTTCCAAGAACATAATCACCAACATTAGGTGATACTCCATTCCAACCTGTAAATTTTATCGTTGTTGCATCTCTAAATTTTACTGGTGGATTAAGACCAAGTACATCACCAACATCTGTAGCAAATTCTATTTGTGCAGCTTTGGCAGCATCGTATTGATCTCTTAATTTTTGTACTGCAGAATCTAATTCTGATTCTTCTGGAATAGGAGCAACTTCTTGAAACTCTAATCCAAATCCATTATTACCAAATAATAATTCTAAACCTTTTGTTGCACTTAATCCTCCAACTCCACTAACAGATACCATTATAAAACCAGCACAGAAATTCAAAGTTTCTGGTGGGGGATCATCTGAACCAGTTAAAGCATCTTGAATAGCTTTATTTCCTCCATAGGTTTTAATTGTCAACCAATAAATTCCTGCGTCAGGAAGACCATCTGTAAATAATTTAAGGAATGCTTTAATTTTATTTACGATTTCTTCAAATTCTGCAATTGTATCATCAATAAGTTTTATTATTCTTGCAATAAATTCATCAGCTGCGGCCGCATACCCTTTTAACCCTTCCGCAAATTGTATAATTTCATCAAAGAAATCTCCATAATGGGGAATGACATCTTTTATTTTAATAGATGTCCAATCTGGATGAATAGAATCTGGAGCTGAAGTATCAACTCCTAATACTGCTCCCCAACTAGCCACATCATTTGTGTTAACTTGATCATATGGTATATTAGGATCAAGAGCTGTTCCTTTTGCTGCTTTAACTATTATCTTACTGGGCACGTCAGCGTGTACGGTGGAATAAGCCGGTGTCTCTATCCCCTCAAAGATTCTTTCATCTGGAAAGAAAGTTTCTGAACCTTGCATATGGACTTTAATATCCAGTTTTTTGATCTCCTTTTTTGAATTATTATCTACCAAAGTTGTAAATATGTGCGTGTTTCCATCTTCCGTTTTAACTGCTTTAGTTACCTTTTTTTTCAATTGATAATCTTCTATTTTTACTATTTCTGATATTTTAGCTTTTGCGCCACTTTTTTGACCAATTATATAATCACCCTCTACAAATGATCCCCACCTTGTGTCATTAATAATAGACATTGGTTCACCCTGTGGGTTAGTTGCTTTTTCATAAATTGCAGCAATATCATCAGCAAACTCAGCTAGGCCGGGCATACCACCAAATAAGTTATTAAGGGATTTAAAGGCGTCTACAAACTTTTGATAACTCTCTACACCAACTAATGCAACAATAGCAATAACTTCAACTCCTTGAATATTAGAACTTCCAGCAAAATTTGGTTTCCCCGATTGTACTAGATTAGTGATTTCTCCACGTTGCTCAAGAGTTAAAGTTCTTGCAAAATGTGCTGTACCTGTCTTAACTGGTAGTAAATAAAGTGCTTCAGTTTGTAATCTATCAGCATCAAAATTATTTTTATCAATAGAGGCACCTGATGCCGTATAAATCTTTGAAGCTGAACGGGCAGTATTCTTAGAGCCCGGCTTAATTTCAAATACTGAGACATCACCTTCATCATCAAAAGCTTCAGACATAATTGAAAGTACTTTAGAAGGTTTCATTTCGGGTGGGAATATTCCGTTAGCTAATGGAATAGTAGTAATTGGTGCATGACCTGTCCAAGTTGTGGGGTCATATCCACCCAGCTCCCATTCTGGTGGATTTGCAAATTGTGGAGTTGGTGGATCAAATAAAGGATCATCTTTATCTTTTCCACGATTATCTTTATAATCTTTAGAAAGGTCAGCAATATTAAGAGATTTTTGATATTCTTTACCTACAGTATAAAATTCTCGGCCCGACATTCCATAACTTGGTTCAAATTGATATAAACCATTTTCATCTTGTTTTATTGCTAATCCAAATTCTCTACTTGTTTGTCCTCCATAACCTTCATCATTTGGATTAATGAACAAATAAAACACTCCAATTTCTTTAAAATCATTACACAATTTAATAATTTCATCAGCAGCTAATCTAATTATCGCCCCAGCGGGATTGGTCAATAATAAAAACATTTTAGCTACATCCGCACCCTGTTTGACAAGTTTCAACAATATATCTAAATTGTTTATTGCATTTTGGGCGTTTTGGCCAATTTTTTTAATCGGTGCTGGCGTTTGTAATTCTCTACTATTCCAATTAGCCATTTTTGTTTTCCTTAGAATTCACTATATCTTCTTTCTTTTTTATTAAAGCTGTTTTTTGATGTTTAAGTTGTTCTATTGAATCTTCTACTATGTGTAATGTTTTAGTCCATTTTTTAACTATTTCAGAATCTTTCATTCCTTTTGAATCTTGCCAAATACCTTCTTTACTCATATTATCCTCCAACTATAACATTTGCTGCAGTTCCCAAAATCAAAGCTTGGCAATCCCCCTTGTCCATCAGTCTAGCTACACCTTTACCTCCTGCGAAAACAGTTGTTGATGTTTCAAGAATAGTTCCTGTATGAACTGAAGTACCAAGAACATGAGGCCCTATCAAATCACCTACAACATGGGGCGGAACTCCCAAGACTAATACATTAACCGTAGTTGGAGTTATTGGAGATGGTGTAAATCCTGCGTGTCCTATTGACATATCTCCTGTTATTGAACATGGCATAGTCATAATATTTCTCCTATATTGAATCTAAAATTGTGAAATCACCATTTGAATATGCATTTGCTAATGCTTCTTCATTAAGAATTGGAATTTCTGTAGCTGGATCGTCTGGATCATCCCTATGTTTGAATGCATTACCATTAAAATCTAATGTAGTAGTAATTGCATTATTTTGATCTGAATATACTACTATTAGATCATCCCTGTCACTATCAGTATTATTGTAAACTGAAACACAAAAATAACCATCATAATAATTTCCTGTACCAGTTTCAAATGCATCTCCCCAGCCATCTATAGTATTTAACACCGAAGCGGCATTACCAGTTCCTTGGGCACCAGTATAAACTCCCATGTGTCCATGATATTTTTGTGCTCTAATTGTAAAATGCACTTTGAAATTTGTACTTTCAGAAGTTGTTTTAAAAATTAAAATATTACTTTGGTCATCCACAGCTGGAGCATTTTCTACATTATTCATAAACCAATAAGAACTACTATTTGTAACTGGCCAAGAAGTATCTGTATAAGTGAGATGGTAAGATTCACCATCATCTGTATCAGTTGATAAACTAATTTCCGCATTAGATTGTACTACGAATTCACTATTTGATGTTGTATAACTTACATTAGTGCTAAACCCATTTTGATATTCTAAAGATATAAACCTTGCGGGTGAAGGTAATGCATTTGCAAACTTGGTTGGGAAAGTTTGTGAGCCAGTCTCAAGGCTGATTGTGAAATATCCTCCTTCTGTTGTTATACCTCCTGTTCCATCTTCAAGTGAAATAATATTACTAACAGCATCAACTCCTTGAATAGTAACTACATCACCAGTTTGAGTAATTGTTCCATCAGTCTTTACTCTATTCAGCGCGTAATCTCTTGCGTGTTTAAATTTGTAAAAATAAGAATCAAGTTCATTTAATCCAGAATCCGCAAACCTTACAGTACGAATTAGATCTTCAGTTTCTAATTTACCTTCAAATTCATCTTCTTGTAGAATATATTCAGTTCCAAAAACATTTCCTAATCCATCTTCAAGAGTTATATAACCACCAGATAAAATTGTGTCTATTGATGTTCCACCAGCAAAAGCTCCATTTGAAGAAATTTGTCCAGTACTTTCATTAAGGAAAAGACCCATCTCTTTAAACATAGATTTGTATGTTGGGCCATTGGCAAATTTAACAGCTGAAATTGGAGTAGATGCAGAGTTATCTGTATAAACGTAATATTGAGTACCCAAAGATATATTTGAACTTGTATCTCCCCTAAGAAGAACAATATTATTTCCTGCACAACCCCCATGTACAACTTCTGCAATCCCAGCTCCACTTCCTGACCCCGAAACTTTGATGACCGCTCCTGTTTTGTCTATTCCATCATAAGTTTGTAATTTAATATCACCTTCCGCTGTTTGTCCTTCTGGAACAGTACTTTTTATAATTTCATAAGTAAAAACTGTCGTATTTGATACGGAATGAACATTATGAATTCCATTAATATGAGTAGGATTATCACAACCAGTTATTACTATTTGATTTTGTTCATCCGTTAATCCATGATCATCAGAAGTAGTAACTGTTACTTTAGAATGTGTAGCGATGGGCCCAACATCACCACTAGGAGCAATTGTTACAGAAGCTACAGCTACATTTGTAGTTGTCATATTTTCACTCATCACATATTCTGAATCTGGATGTACTCTAAATTTAATATTTCCTTGATGTACAGCAGAAGTGGTAGTTGATTCACTAAAACTTGCTTGTGGATACCAATTTTCTACTATTAAATTGGAAGTGTTTGATCTGTTGACATCGACAGAAACCGTGTATGTGTCTTCACCAGATCCTTCTATTCTTGTTCCTTTACCCTTATGGTATCTTATTATGTTTGATCCTTGTGTCCTTGATCCTACATTACCCATAGTCCAATAAAACTGCCAATTTGGAGAGCTTTCGTTTCCAATATTTGTATCTGCAGTTGAACTAACATAATATCCATCCACAGAAGTTCTGCCTGGTACTGTAATAGCTGGAGTCTGCCCACCACCTGCTATTGCTTGTAATGGAGTTGAAGTATGAGAGACATTATACTCAATGTTTGCAAATGGTTTAGTTCCAGAATAAGCAGTTGGTGGGCCAACTACTGCAGTGGCAGCTCCAATAACAGTTCCAGAACTAGTATGAGTTAAACCCTTTCCATCACCAGAATTTGCAAATGCAACATAGTTATGACTTACTCCCGACTTACTTATGTGGTCTTTAACAGAACCACCCTTTTCACCAGTATCAAATGCACATAACTCAAATTGTCCACCCTTTAAAGCAAAAGTTCCTAATGTTCCTCTTGTCGAATAAAAAGTATCTTCATGAGTTCCAATGATATCTCCATAGCTTTCACTACTTGAGTCATTATTAATAGTATTCTCTGTCTTTATAGTTCTTATCGTATCAAAATCTGATACAGAATAATCTCCATTAGAAAATTTTGCAGAGTGTGGAATTAAATCACTTTTTAGTTCAACAAAGGGTGAACTTGTAGAATTTGCAGCATGCCCAGAAACATTTGTGGTTGCCCAAGAGGTAGAAGAATTTATGGAATAAGTTGTAAATACTACTGCAGGATTTCCCATATTATTTACCTTAATTCAATTGCACAAGTGAGCCTTTTACAGTATTAATACCAGAAGCTTCGTTACTATTGAGAAGTCCTTTAATAGTAACCCCTGTAACACCAACTTCAATTGATGATGCACCATACTCCAACTTTATTCCAGTAGGGCCAAGAGAAATTGAAGCCAGACCTGCTAAATAACTTAACGATATTCCCGCTGCAGACAAATCTAACTTTGAAATGCCAGGAGTGAGAGCACTCATAGTAACACCGCTCGGGGTTAGTGAAAGAGAAGACAATAATCCAGTACCGCCAGGAGTAAGAGGAATCCGCCCACAGTCAAGATTTATACTACCTACTGTAGCATTGAAATCAATATTACCAAAAAGAGCAAGGGTGTCTCTAGCTGCAGAAGCTGGTGGAATTGAAGCATTTAAAATAGTTTCTGTTATATTACCAGTTGCGAGAACATTAAAACCACCACCAGCTGTTATTCCAGTACTTCCTTTTGTTGCAATCGAAGCTGAACCCGACTCTATAGAATGTATTCCCCCTGTTTTTTGGGTAAATCCCCCTTTAACGGTATCTGTTTGAGCAGCATCTGTAAAAGTTTTTATTAAAGATGAACCCCTCAAAGTTATAGGAGAACTACCAGCATCAATGGTTATACCATCGTTGTTTATTGAAAAATTTTGGCTGGGAAACTTCATATTGAGGGACTTAGCCGAAAATTCTATCGGGCCACTCCCGCTGTCGTGATAGTATCCTCCCCTACTTACAATATCTAATGTATTTGTAATGTTCAGATACTTACTACCACTTATTGATGTGTAATCATTATTTAATCCTATGTGAAAATTTTCATTTACTATTTTAACAATTCTCTGTCCTAGAGAACCAATTTCTTCATAAGTTCCTGTTCTATGATAACGGTGTAATCTTTCATTATTTGGAGTATCATCTACTTCCATAAGATGACCACTCTCTGATAAATGAACATGATTATATGGATACACTGCACCATAAAGTGCATCAGGTTGTGGTTCTTTCCATTGGCCTTTTGGTTGAGCTGTAATTTTACCCTCTGCATTTTTAATTATTTGTCTTCTTGCGGTTTTAAATCCAGTTGGCCCACCTGTAAGACCATAGTTTTTCATCTTTTGGCCATGAATTCCTTTTGTAAACTCATTTGTAGTAATTCCAAACTTACCTCTAGCTTCTCTTGGAGTTGTGGATTCACCGAGATATTCATCACGAGGATATGTGGATCTATCCATTTCCTCTTCCATAACCACATTTATAGCACCAGCCAAACTTCCCGGCTTCCCAAGCATTGCTGATAGAATTTTTTTATTTTTTGGTGAGTCAGGATCAGAAGGAGTTATGGCAGTCTCAGCTTCTGTTTGACTTTTATAATGTTTAATTTCTTTTGGGGGATATGGAATATTTCTTTCTGGATTATCAGAATTATATGAAAGATTATTAATTGGTGCATCTTTTTTTAATGATTCAAGTTGTGGGTGAACCTGTCCGCCGGTGTCTCCTCGTGGATCAGAGAATCCCTCATTTTTATCGGAAGGAATTTTTGAGTCAAGTGAAGGTATTCCACCAAGAGTTCCAAAGAAAACTGGTTCTTGTGCCTGTTCACCATCACGATAAAATCCAACAACCCACGTTCCTTCAACGGGCCCAGTTGGACTAATACCTACACCAGTTTGTGCAGCTGAGACAATTGGTTGAACAGGATAAGCCCAAGGTAAAGATTCTGTTGGCATATCAGTTTTATCTTCAGTATGCCATCCAAGAATTCTAATTTTACATCTTCCAAGATATAATGGATCATATCGGTCTTCGACAACTCCTTGCCACCAAACAAACCCATCTTTTCCCATAAATTCAGCCATATATCAAAATCCTCCCACAATTCGTCCAGTATTTGGATTAGTTTTTATTTGTCCATCCGGCCCTATAGCAGAAGAACTTGCTAATCCAGTTTTTGGATTTGGTACTTGTATAACAGGATCGGTTGCTTCAAATCCAGAAGATATTGCAGACTTATATCCGTCTTTAATTGCTTCAACGTGTATTGTATATTCATCTTGTGTAATTTTATGTCTTAATGAGGTAATCAAAAATTTTCCACTATAATACTTATGACCAGCTCCCCGGCCAGATGTAGCAGGCACTTTAGAATTTTCTGAAGGAAAATCAAATGAAATTAAATCACCAACTTCTCTTGAAGAATCGCCTGGAGCTGAAAAGGTTATTTTAACACTATCAAGCTGTAACCTTTGAGATATTCTTCTAGCAATAACATCCTCAACATGATTTTCTTTTATATCTTCTTTTACATCAAATCCGTCACGATCTTTAATAGTTTGTGATTTAGCTGCAATAAGATTATTCTTTCCATAACCAGTAACCTCTTTTGTAGGCCCAGTATTAAGAGCTCCGGCTTGTCCAAAAGTTGTTGGAACTAATGATATGTGAGCTTCTGGTTTACCTAAAAAATCAGCATTGTCTGAACATAATCTACCAATTTCAGTTGAAATAGATTCATCAATTTGTGATTTTTCTTCAAAATCTTGTCCTTTTTCTCTATTTTGTAATAATGATACACTACCATCTGCTTCAATCGTAGTAACCGTAGAGGGTGGTGTAACATAATGAAAATCTCTTCGATCTATTTTCATTTGAATAAGATCATGAGTAATAACACGATTTGAATACATACCCAACGCTACATTTTTCATCGTATCAAAAGAGTCAGTTAATCTAAAACTGGTTACTGATTCGTATGAGGATTGTTTAGCTTCTCCCATATTGGCCGGCATATACTTATAAGAGGCTACGAATGGTTTCATATCTGGATCATCCAAAATTTCATCACTATAAATGGGAATATGTGAAGAATTATCATTAGTAGCATTTTCTAAAATAGAATTTACCGCTAAATGAGGATAGTCTTTTGACACCTCGGCACTGTTTGCATATTTTTCTTGAAAGAGTCTGAAACCACCCAACATGAGAGTTTCTATAGAAACAAATCTAAATCCTTGTAGGGTTTGGTAAAATACAAAATTGGCACCCTTTGTTTTTGGATTTTTGGAAACTGCTTTTGAAGCCAAAAAAGATATAGCTTTAAATGGATTCCAATTTGGAATTATTATTTCAGAAGCATATCTTGTGGGTTCAACTAAAAATGGTTTTCTTGTTTTGGGCTGTTTTAGTGGTTTCTTCTTTCCAATAAAGAAATCATAAAATATATCTCTTGCCATATCTGCAAGAGTATATGGTCTAACTTCATCAGAGGCTTTTGTATTTGGAATATTTTTTTTTGTTGGATAAATTTTTCTAACTTTTGACAATAAATTTGTAAACTGACTATCTGTTACAAAGTATAATTTAATAGTTCTAGAATTATCTGTTACTTGAACTGGTGGGTCTACCTTGTAAACTCTAAAACGATTCATCACTTGTTTCGGTGCTTCTGATACAGGGGAATTACCACCAACAGCAGATGGCCCAGCAGTAGGTGGAAGAGCAGCCCCAGAAGTAGAAAAAGCAACTTCAAGTATTTCTTCTCCAATGATAGGAAAAGATTCTATCAGCCCTACAGTATCAGTAAGTGTAATATCACCAGAAACGATTGGAGAATATATATCTTCATAAAAATTTAATTCATGCCAAACACTTGTGGTAAGATCTAAAAAATTAGCACCGCGGCCTGAATTTATATCAAGGTTCGCAGATGTTAATTTCATTGTAGTAATTTTAAAATCCCCAACCCTACTGGGTTGCTTTCTAGGATTAAATGCGGTTTTCTTTTCAGAACCTTTTAATTGATTTCCTGCCATTATCTAAATAATCCTCTAACTTCATCTTGGACAGATTGTATGTATACGGCATCAATTAATTGAATTTCTCTTTTTGTTTCGTTTAAATCTTTTTCATAATTGTATGCATAGATTATTTCTCTTTCATCAACATCTGTCTCTGTATAAGTTTGATAATCAATTTCTAATTTATACTCTGGAACTGGATCACTAGTCCCTGTTTTCTCAGCTCTAGCTCTTGCAATATATTCATAATGATGAATTTGAGATTTAGCTGTTTCTATTGAACCATATTTGTCTGACACATATTCTCTAAAATCTTTGTAACTGAGGGGCCATTCCCAATAAGGATCTACTATGTTGTTAGCAAGAAATATTGTCCAAGTATAAATTGTATCTCCATAATATTGATAAGAAAGAACATCTGGTCGCATACCTTCTGGAACAACATAAGGATAATATACTGTTATATCATCTTCAACTGCTTCTTTTAGTTTGTTTCTAATCATTAAATTGACAGCAACAGTATAATTCGGAGCTGTAGAATTATCACCAGATATATCATAAGCTATTCTTGGATAATTTGCAAAAAATTCTGATGACATATTAATACCCTTCGTCTATATCTTTTTTGGTGAGAAGTTGTGTTTCTTTAAATGACATTGATATTGTAGTAGTTAATGGATTTCCATCATCCATAAAAGAAACAAGTGAAGATGTTGAATAATCTGCGGAAAAAGATTCCATAAAACAGTTTTTAATTTTAAATAGTGGTTTAGTAAAATCACTACCATCGACTTCTCTGTTATTAACATAATATTTTATTTCAAATTCATCTGGATATGTTAAAGTAACAGATGATAGATTGTTAATTCCAGCTCCTCCACCAGTGCCAGGATGCATTCTCTTTTTGAAAAATCTTACTATATTAAAAATTTCTTTAGATTCGTCTTTAGATTTTGGTATCAATTGAAAAGTGAAAGTGAAAGTACGAAATCCACCAGGCCCTTGATACACCACTGCTTTATGTGGATTTAAAATTTGTCCAGTGGCCTTTGATACTGCTTGACCTGCTGAAGTACCAGCAGCCTTTTTCCCGAACTCTGTAACAGCTGCTTTACCAAAATCTTTGAGTATGTCTATTTTATCAGAACCTGCGACATCTCCCTTTAATACACCAGCTGCAGCCATAGCTCCCCTAATATTACCTTTTGCCATTGCAGCACCAGCACCAGCCATATCTGAACGAGCTAAACTAATAAAACCTCCCATTTCTATATCACCAATACTTTGACTATATGAAGTTTTCAAAGCATCGGGGGGCATATATAAAACAACTTCTCCATTTGATGTTCCTCTTGTAGTACTTGTAGATGTATATGATCTTCTTGCAATGAATCTTATATAATGAGGTAAGCCGGGGTTGGTATCTTTTGGATATGTGAAGTTATCTCCCGCACCATATGCTTGGGCCGCTATAGTACTTTCAACCGAATTATCATTTAAAAGAGTTAACGGGCCCTCATAATCATAAGATTTTGAGGATTCTCTTACCAGTTCTCCTCTATCATCATCCCATGACCAAACAATTTCTGTGTAAATTTTCATTACTATTCCTATAAATTAAAAATTCTATTTGGGCGGTTTTATGCCGTTACTACATATTTATATGAGGATCAAGAAAGGATTATATAAACCAAAAAACATATCCAAATACAAAGGAGATTACCGTAAAATAGTTCATCGCTCTGGATTGGAATTGAGATTCATGAGGTATCTTGATGGTAATGATTCTATTTTAAAGTGGTCAAGTGAAGAGATTGTTATCCCCTATCGTTCTCCTATAGATGGTAAAGTCCATCGTTATTTTCCCGACTTTTGGGTAAAGACTGCACAAGGTGAAACTCTTATAGAAATCAAATCAAAGGTTCAAACTAAACCACCCAAACCAAAACCAAATAGAAGAAGATTTATCAAAGAGGTCAAAATTTGGGGAATTAATGAAGCAAAGTGGAAAGCAGCTATGGCTTACTGTGAAACCAGAAATTGGAAATGGCAAATATTAACTGAACAAGATTTAACTAAATATTAGTATTATGGCACAATTATCACAAGAAGGTTTTTTAGATACACTCAAATCATCAATTAAAACCTCAAAAGCAACTGCAAAAGCTAGGGCAGCTGGGGATTGGTTTAGAGAAAAGGTCAAACAAGCAAGTGCAAGTGCTCGTATGAGAGCAGTAACTCCAACACAACTTCTTAAAAGAGAAGAAGAAGGTAGTGCAACACTTGGAAAAATGTTATTCTACAAATATGACCCAAAGTTTGCTAAAAAACTACCTTATTGGGATATGTATCCTTTAGTGTTTCCATTTGAGAAAGCTAAAGGTGGATTTTATGGTTTGAATCTACATTATATTCCACCAAGAGATAGAGCAATCCTTATGGATCAATTGAAAGAGTATGCAACTAATAATAAATATGATGCAACTACAAGATTGAAAATAACGTATAATTTACTGAAGGGATTTGGAAGAGCAGTACCTTGTGTAAAAAGATATCTTGGTACTAATATACGTTCAAATACCGTAAGGATAAACGCAGACGAGTGGGAAATAGCAATATTCCTACCAGTTGAAAGATTTCAAAAACAGAAGAAAAGTGTTGTCTGGAATGACAGCAGGGAATACTATTAATGGCAGATGTATTTACAATAGATACACTAAGAAGTAGAATTGATGATTTTGCTAAAGGGAATAGATATCAAGTAACCTTCAGCGATCTTCCTCAAGGACTGTCAACAGCTGTAAACGAGAATTTACAATATCTATGTGAAGCTGTTTCACTTCCAACTAAAGGTATAGCTTCTAATGCACAGGATATATATGGCCCACCAAGAGAAATACCCTATAGGGAAACATTTACAGAAGCTGCATTATCTTTTATTTTAGATGATAAATTTACTGTAAAAAGGTTTTTTGACAGATGGCAAAGAAATATAATAAATGTTAAAACTGGTAATGTTAACTATTGGAACAATTTTGTTTCAACAATTAATATAACTAGATTATCAAATGATGCAACTGATTTTCAAACAGCAACAGACAGTTATAAGATAGAGTTGAGAGAAGCATATCCTTCTGCAGTTGGTGAAATTGCGCTGGGTCACGCGATGGGAGGAGAAATACTAAAACTTAGTGTAACATTCAAATATAGAAAATGGATGTTACTTAACTAATATTATAAAATAATGATTTGAAAAGGAGAACATTATGGCTTTGCCAAAATTAAATACTGTACGATATGATTTAGAATTACCGGCATCTGGTAAAAAAATTGAATACAGACCATTTTTAGTCAAGGAAGAAAAAATTCTTCTAACAGCTTTAGAGGGTGGAGAAGAAAAAGATATGGCGAAAGCCATAAAACAAATAATAACTCAATGTGTATTAACTGAAAATTTTAATGTTAATAGCATTGCAATGATTGACCTTGAATATCTTTTTCTTAACATTAGAGGAAAAGCAGTTGGAGATATAAGTACAATTTCTTTTGAGCACGAATGTGGTGAAATCATTAAAGTTGATATAGACCTTTCTAAAGTAGAGGTGGTTCAAAATAAAAATTCTTCTGATTTAGTAGAAATAACAGATGATATTATGGTTCGTTTGAGTCCGCCAGGTATAGATGATGTTATTGGAACTGAAAATAAAAATCAAATAGACTTAGTTATGGAAATAATTAGAAATAGTTTACTTGAAATTATTCAAGGTGAAGACGTATTTTCTGCTCAAGACCATACTAAAAAAGAATTAGATGAGTTTGTAAATTCATTAAATTCTAGTCAATTTAAAAAGCTTCAAGATTATTATGAATCTTTACCAAAACTGAAACAGGATATTGAGTATACTTGTCCAAAGTGTGGAAAGACTGAAACGGAAACTTTAGAGGGCCTTGCATCTTTTTTCGCATCTGCCTAAGTCATAACTCACTTGAAGCATATTATTTACAAAATTTTGCTATGTGCCAACATCATAATTGGAGTTTGACGGAAATCGAGGATATGTTGCCCTACGAAAGAACACTATATTCAGAATTATTATCACAATGGGTATTTGAAGAAAATGCTAAGATTGAAGAACAAAATCGTAAAGCTAGTAGTTAAAACAAATAACAGAGAGATAAATGGCAAACTTAAAAGATGTAGTTGAATCGTTAAAAACAATAGACACTACTCTTAAAAAACCTGTAAAGAAAGATTCTTCAGATATAGAACGTGAACAAGAAGCTGCAAGAGACGCGAAAGAAAGTAAGAAAATCCAACAGGATATCCTTGCTACTCTCAAGGCGGGTGTTGGTGGTGCAGTTCAATCAGATAAAAAACAAGGTGGATTAATTGCAGGACTTCTCGGTGGTATTGGTGCTGGTATTGGTTCAATAGGTAAGGCGGTATCAAAGATTGGCCCGAGTTTTATTATAGGAATGGGATCAATCGCTGCAGGTATTGGTGCATTTATGTTAGCATTAGGAGGTGCAGGTAAAATAGCTGAACTTGCGGGTTTTGATGGTAAATCCTTAAAGGCTCTTGTAGAAAATACCATTGGTGCATTTTCTGGAACTGATTTGGTGGTTCTAGCAGCAGTAATGGGAGCTGCTATAGGATTGGAAAAAACCAAAACCACAAAAGCAGGAGTGATATTGGGTATGGGTTCAATAGGTGCTGGTATTGGTGCATTTATATTAGCATTAGGAGGTGCAGGTAAAATAGCTGAACTTGCAGGATTTGATGGTAAGATGTTGAATACACTTGTAACGAATATCTTTGGTGCATTTTCTGGAACTGATTTAGTAGTTATGGCTTCAATTATAGCAGCTGCTGTAGGATTGGAAAAAACTAAAACCACCAAAGCAGGAGTAGTATTAGGTATGACTGCAATTGGTGCTGGTGTTGGTGCATTCATATTAGCACTAGGAGGTGCAGGTAAAATAGCTGAACTTGCGGGTTTCGATGGTAAGATGTTGAATACACTTATAAAGAATGTCTTTGGTGCATTTTCTGGAACTGATTTGGTAGTTATGGCTTCAATTATAGGAGCTGCTATCGGATTGGAAAAGTTCAAAGTCAGTAAAGTAGGAGTGATGTTAGGTATGGGTGCAATTGGTGGTGGTGTTGCTGCTTTTATTCTTGGTATTCTTGCAGCTGAAGGATTTGCAAAACTTGGAGATTTAATTGCATTGGATGGAAAAAATCTTGCTACATTGATGACTAATGTTTTTGGTGCATTTGGTGGAGTGGATTCTAAAGCTCTTGGGGCATTGTTGATAGGTGGAGTAGCTGTTGGTGCAGTAAAAGGTGGAGTAAAAGCTATTATGAAAGGTATGGGCGCGATAGGTGGTGGTGTTGCTGCTTTCACACTTGGTATTCTTGCAGCTGAAGGATTTGCATCACTTGGTGCTTTGATTGGATTGGATGGTAAGTCTCTTAATACATTACTTTCAAACACCTTTGAAGCATTTTCAGGAATAAGTGTTGCAGTACTTGGAGGATTGTTGGTAGCTGCGGGTGCTCTTGGGTTTGCTGGGCCTGCAGGAGTGAAGGTCGCGGTCTTGGGTATGGGTGCAATAGGTGCCGGTATTTCAGCTTTTTCTTTGGGGTTACTTGCAGCTGAAGGAATTGCAGCAATAGGAAAAATGATAGGTTTAGATGGTAGTGCACTCAAAGGCCTTCTTACTAATCTTGGACAAGGTATCGGTGGCTTCATTGGTGGCATCGGTAAAGGAATGTTTGAACAATTAAAAGACCTTGATTCAGATAAATTAATTGATCTTGGTAAAGGAATTGCAGGTATAGGTGCGGGAATTGCTGCCTTTGGAGTTGGAAGTATTCTTGGTGTAATTGGTGGGGTTATGGAAGGCCTTGGTTCTTTCTTTGGTGTTAAAAGTCCTATTGATACGATAATTGAATTATCAAAAGATAAAGATATTGATGCGGCAAGATTAAAACAACTTGGAGAAGGCTTGGGGCCTCTAGGAGAGGGAATATCTGCATTTGCTGGTTTTGAAATGAAAGGTGGTTTCTTTGGTGGTGATACTGATATAGAATCCTTTATTAAGGTTATAGCCAAGATAGGAGATTCAAAAGTTAAAATTAATGCAGATAATTTGAACAATCTTGCTGAAGGACTCGGCCCGTTTGGTAAAGCAATGTCTGGATTTTCTGGTGTAGATATTGCCAAGATAGTTGATGAAAGTACTTTTGGTAAATCAACATTAGAAATTTTCTTTGATCTTTTAAGTTCAGAAAAATTGGGTCAAATGGCTTCACCTGCAGAGATGCAAAAGGTTGCAGATGGTTTAACACCATTAGGAAAAGCAATGGACACCTTTTCCGGCTTAGATATGGCTTCAATAGTTGGAAATAATTGGACTCCTGGCAAGGAAACATCATTTGAATCTTTCATTGGTGCACTAAGTATGGCCACTGAAAAGATTAAAGATCCAAAACATTTACAAGAAGTTGCTATAGGAATAAAGGCATTAGGTGAAGGAATGCAATCCTTCAAAAGAATAGATGCTACTACAATTAATGCTGCGTTACAAAGTGCTTCTGGTGCTGAACTGACTAAAACTGCAAAGAGGATAGCAGAACAACCCGATGATGATGAAATATATGCTGAAGGTATGACTAAAGCGCAGTTAAAAGCAAAATATAATATTAAGGGTAAAGTAGACAGATCCAAAATTAGAAATGCGAAGAAAATAGCAGGGATGAGAGGTAAGGCTTTAGAATTGAAGAAGGCCGGTTTGACAGAGGGAACTTTTGTACAAGGTGAACTCGCAAATCAGAAAGCAACGACCCTTGTTAATAAGTCACAAGAAAATGCATTAGCAGGAACTGGTGGTGGACAACCAGTTATCATCAACAATAATAATGTAGATAATAGTGTACAAAGTAGTCAAACTACAGCAGTTTCTATGCCCGAACCCACAAGAACTAATGAATCCACAGTAAGAGCACTACAGAATGGCTAGTGAGAACTTATTCAGCTCCCACTAGTTTTAATTGATTAAGCTTCTTGAGCTAATTTCTGAAAATACTCCATAGATTCATCACTATCATCAGTTGCAGTAGCAGCTGGTTTAGGTGGAGCCGTATAAGGTTTACCACCATCAAATGGAACATCTACAGTCTTAGGTGTAGGAGAGAACTCACTACCCAAACCAAGAACACGATCCAGTTTAGTTTTGAGTTCATCAAATGACTTGAACTTGTCTTCACTCACCAACTCTTTTAAAGAGCTTTCCGACTTCCAGATTTCTTCCAGACGAGCTTCATCTTCAAGAAGTACACTAGGAGCTTCAAACTCAGACTTATCGTAATTGGAATAACCTTCTACTTTACGAATCTTCATCTTGAAGTTCGCACCTGTCCAAAGGTCAAATGGATTTACTGGACTCTCATCTTCAAACTCTGGATTCATTAGGTCATTAATCTTGTCAAAGATTTTTTTACCGAAACGATAAAGTTTGACTTGACCTTCATTCTCAGGATGAGCTGGGTCTTTGATGATATACACATTAGATGTGTAATTCAATCTACGTTTCTGTTTACGGGCAACCTCTTTGTTTGCCTCAATACCAGAATTCCAAAGTGTGGAATTATGTTCACTTACTGGATCTTTCTGACCAAGAGTAGTCAAAGAGTTTTCAATATACCAGCCACCTGGCCCCTGAAAACCATGATTCCAGATTCTTGCCCATGGCAAGTCTTCACCTTCTGGTGCCGGTAAAAATCGGATAA